TTACGCATATCCTCAAGAGCATTGTTCTTCAAGTCAGCCCTCCAGATATACTTGAGAGCGTTGCCTAGATTGAATCCCATGTGCTCTGTAATCTGAATACACTCCACACCGGATGGATGTGAAGTATAATGCTTAGGGTGGTTTACTACGTCATTCATAGCGTTTCTTAATATAGTCTAAAGACACAGACATGAGATCAAACTCTCCATCTTTTACGTCATGTAGCATCAAGAATCCACGCCAGTGTTTGTTACCTTGACTGGACATGTAATCTTCATTATGCTCATAACAGGAACCTGCAATCACTGCCGTCAATCGTGTACCATCGGCTTTGTAAGATGTAGCAATCTGCAAACCTTGTTGATGCCCTTGGATACAAGACATATGCTTTTTGGTAAGACAAGCTGAAGCAGTAGTAACGGGCCGTCCCATAAGACCAGTCGTAAAGTAATGAGAATAAGCAATACCATCAATAACAACCACGTCAAGGAATGGAACAACCAACCATCCGAATCCGTGATAGCCGAGAGCATCTGTTGAAAGAACTCCTTCAAGCTTTGGGTCGTCGTTGATAGCACGATTGATTCGATTCTCATGGTTACCCAATGTCAGGATTAGTTCAGGATGATATTGTTTCTCTTTGTTACGCTTGGCCTTGGCATTGAACTCCCATAGAGGGGTCATCAAGGCTGTCATAGCGTCCTTAGAAGCCTCAATGTCCTTGATGTAACGTCTACCCTCAAAGCTCTTCTTACCTACGTCGTAGGAGCTTAGAGAGGGCATGTCAGCAAAGTCGCCAAGACAAATCCACTTGTCTGGTTTCTTTTCTACTAAGTAAGTCCCAATTTGGTACAAGTAATTAAAGTCTACACCGTCTTTAGCTTGTACGTCAGGAATGACTGCGTGTTTAATGTAAGTTCTCCTCTGCGTCCTTGTCAGACACAATGGCTTTGATTACTCCATTAGACATTAGGGTAAGAAGCCCCATCTGTAAAACAATGTCTAGTTCTTTACCGGAGATTTCACCAGAGAACTTCACAGTTCCTTCTGGAGTTTCAATTGACTTTGAGATTTGCATTTTTCTTTTCTTGTTTTTCTAAGTTTGTTTTTTTCAAGTGACACCCTTTACATAAGGCTTGCAGGTTATGTGCTTCACAAAACAAACGATCTATAAACACATCCCACGACTGGAAACCCTTTGTCGGATCAACCACCGGTTTAATATGATCGACTTCCATATCTTTTTGCGTGAATTCGTTACCACATAGAGAACATCGGAAGTGTTGAGCAAGCCTACCAGTTTTGACGTTTGTCTTTTTCTCTGTCTTGCTAGTGTTGAGAGTGTCGTACTTTGGTTGCCAACGTCTAGCACCTGCCCTAAGAGTTGATGTAATGAAGCTATTGAAGCGGCCTTCTGTCCAATTACCGCCATTATAGGACTGGCGTTTAGCCACCCCGTAGTTTCTGTTGTTTCTTCTTTGCAGCTACGTCAGCAAGACGTTGCGCTGCATTTCGTTTTTGCTGAGCGTCTCGCAGACGCGAAACTTCTTTATCTTGTTCAATATCTTTGTAATACATTATGTAGGAAATTTCCAAATTTGTTCAGGTTCACGTTGCATCCACAAACAGACGCCATTCATCAAGAGACGTTCATCATCGTTATAAAGATTACGAACATAATCAAAAATAGCAAGCTCATCGGTTGCTAAGGCTTGCATATCCGAATGAGTTGATTCGAGGAATCGTGGAATAGTTTGTCTTGCTTTTCCATCGAATCCAAATATATTGTCTGAAACATCGCCCATAATGAACTGCCAGTAGAAGTTGAATGTACCTTCAATTGGGGAGATTGTTTTGAACTCTGACTTGACAAAGTTAAAGTGCTTACCGGGAACTTGAAGCAAGTCTTTGTCGATGGTACAGATGATTGTTTCATCGGGTTGTTTTGTTTGTTCTATTGCCATCATATCGTCGGCTTCACAGCCGTCGCTTACTTGAGCATTCCAGTTAAGGACAAGATGCTCTTGTACTGCTTGTAGCCATTCTGGTTTAGGCTTATCCTTACGGTTGGCTTTGTACTCAGGATTGTATGTGTACCTAAAGTTATTAGAACCTGTTAGGTATGGGTAGTAGTGTTCAGCATTAGTCTCGTACAAGATGCGATTCATTAGTTCTTCTGTACGAAGAAGGGCGACTTCTACTGGTTCAACTGTAACACCTTGCTTTTGGCAGGATGCTGCACATCGAAACGCCACTATGTCCGCATCAATTAAGGCAGTAGTCAATCTAAGTTACCTGCTTTTACTTTGTGAGGGAATTCTTTGTACTCTAGGAAGCAACGAGCGTCACCATCTCTGTAAGCCACCCAAGCAATTTGTGTAGGTGTGTCGTGACATAGATCATGTGATTCTCGTGCTTTAAGTTCCTTGGCAAACTCGGTTTGATAGACCTGACTTGTTACAGCCCAACTACCAAGGAGAAAGCCAAGGACACCTAGAACTTTACTTAATTTCAGCTTCACCGAAATCTGGAATATCACCAAATCCTGTCGGACCCGGATCAACAATACCAAACACGTAAGCCTCGAATTCCTTAGCTACTGCAATTACTTCAGCAGGCTTAGAAGCGGACTTAGAGCCGATAGCAAGACTAGCGACAGCACTACTAAGACTAGATTGACGGACAATAAGGACTTGCCGCTGCGCTCGTTCTTCGGGGGTTTCATAGGTACTCCGTGGGGTAGCATTAGCCTTGGCAGCAACGGCTGCTGCAGGGGCATCTGAGTGGCTTGGTGAGCCTGTTGCTGGAGAGCAAGCTGTCCAGTCGTTGTAACCCTTATCATTCTTTACTACAGTAACTTCCCAGACAGAACCACCAGAGGCAGTAGACAAGGTTGTAAAACTGGGAGCACCCGCTCCAAATGACATGATCTTCTTAGATTCAACCTTACCCTGAAATGTAAGGTTCTTGTAGACAACTTCCAGTTCCTGATAAGAACCTCGGGCAGTTGGCTTGGTAGTGGTTGTCGTAGTGACGATTTGTATTTGCACGTTTATTTTCTTTTGTTTAGTGTTAAAGGGGATTGACGTTAGGGTCCCTAAAGGCATAGATGATTTCTGCCTACAGCCGTCTCTTCCTCGCAGTCAATCAATGCGGAGCTAATTTCTTAACCTATATTATACCATACCTATAGAAATTATGCAAGCATTTTGTGCATATTTCTTTCTTCTCTACGTTTTAAACTCATGGGATTGTTTTCTCCACTGATCCTACCACGTAAAGATTTATGTTTCATGTTTTCTGCATGAGTTCCTAGAGATAAATGATCTGGATTTATGCAACAGGGATTGTCACAAGAATGAAGTACATGCATCCCTTCTGGGATAGCACCCTTGAATACTGAGTAAGCTAGTGTATGAGCAGTATGGTTCTTACCTTCAAAATGAATACGACCATATCCACAGCCATCTTTACTTCCTGCATATTCCCAACAGTTATTTCTTGAAAATATAAAACGTTCCTGTAACTTTTCTTTTATCGATATTCCTCGCCGATATGGTAGTCTCATTTAAGTTTCTCCATCATTTTCATGTTAGGGCCATATTTAGATTCACAAGCCATTGGACACTTCCATTCATATCCGAACATAGCCTTGATGTTCATCGGCAGATCGGCAAATACACTATCAAATATACCAGCCAACTGAGGAAGGTAAGCGACATGAGTGTCGACAACGATAGAATCGTGTACAGTAGAAATGAAGTCACAGGGTATTCCAGCTTTCTTAATACGCTTGTATGCAGAGATACGAGCAATGGTCATAACATCAGCACCAGTTCCCTGCACAGGGAGATTGACCAGTTGGTTCAAGGGCAGTTTTAATTCCCCCTTGTAGTCCCTTGCCATGTCCAAGTGCCAAGAACGTCCTAGCGGCCCTGTAATGTCCTTTCCTGAGGATACTAGAGCCATCCACTCCTTATGCTTCTTGTCTAAGGAGGCATACTTCTTGTAGAACTTTTCATTCAATGCATCCCAGAACTTCGCATCACTGCTAACATGCATAAAATCAGGATCATTAGCAAAAGCCCATCCACTCCCACGGAAGATTGTACGAAAAAGAAAAATCTTAGCGATGAGTCGTGAAGGAAGGTCAAAAGCGTGTTGATTGTTTGCATGGGTGTCTTCACCTTTAATGATTTCGTTGATACCTACTTGGTCATTGGATAGCTCTAATGCTACCCGCCATTCAAGCTGCATATTTGGGACGCATCACACTGTAGTAACACGTCCCAAACCTCCTTGGTGTACTTCAAGTATACCTTTGGCAAAAGAGATAAGCTCTTGCTCTGTAGCATTGTTTTTCATGCGATTTGCTCGGTAAGAGACAACACGAATGTTATCTTTTGTATAACCCTTAGTAGAATCTATTCGATCAAGGGACGCAGCAAGCTGCTTATCTCCCATAATAAATGGAGTCTTCATGTAGGGACAAACTTCTGGAATAACAATGTCTGTTAATTCCAAATCAAAGTCCATATTATCATTCTTTGCCCTAGCCTTAGCATATTTCCATAAATATAATTCAGGGGAGTTTTCTTTACGTTCTCGATGTTTCTTAGCTGCATGTTCAGCACGATGTTCTTTATTAGAATCACGCCATGCTTTATTTTGCTCTAGGTAATAGTCTTTACGTTTAAGATAATACTCCCTACGTTTGAGTTGTGTTTCTGTTAGCATCACACTGTAGGAGCATCTTTAGCTCGTAACAATGCAGCTACTGGTCGTTGATCTAGTCGATGGATTTGATCTTGAATCTCCTTGAAGTGTCCGGGGTAATTATCTCGAAAGTCTGACAAGAGTTTACGACAACCTGAAGTCTCCATAGCAGAGGCGAGGTCAGTGAGAACATCGTTGTATTGTAGTTGTTGTAGTTCTTTAGTCATTGTATTTTGAGATGAAGATATCTTGCAAGTCAGAGGCAAAGTTCTGAAGGTTAGGTTTAGATGAACTCAACCGTCCAGAGATTGCAGTAGTCTGATTGAATTGTCCATGCAGTACATTAGGTTCCCAATTCATTTGTTTACGAAGTTTAACTAAGCCATTGTAGTAGGTTCCATTTAGTTTCTCTAGCTTACTGAGATGCAAGATTTTATCCAGCACACCCTTCTTACCCTTGAGCTTGCGTAAGGTTCCTTCATCTGTTGCATAGTTACCTTCCTTCGCCATCTCAGAGCCTTTTAAAGGGGCATACAAGCGGGGCAATTGATGTTCTATTACAATGTTCTTGTACTTGGGTTCGTTAGCCCTAGCACCCGTTTTGAAGTAACCAACAAACTCCTTACCATCCTCTTTAACAAGTCCACCATAAAGAAAGGCAGACAGGTGATCGTTAGACCCAAAATTAATAGGCACATTAGGATAGAAGGCTTTGAGTTCTGCCTTAAGGGATTCAATCTCACTGTCTAGTTCCTTTGATCGTGTTGTACACAATTCTTCGTCAAACGGTAATCCGTTTTGCTCCATTTCCATCAAGATCATTAAGTCCTCACACTGTATGCGACACAACTTAATCTCTGCGGGGGTCATCAGTTTGATCTGACTATCGTAACAAAGACGTGTAAGATGAGCATCGAAGGCAGCATAATCGCTAAGTATCTCCCAAGGTATCTTGTCAGTGTCAATTCCTTTAGACCAGAAATCTTCCTTGACAACATCTCGTTTTGTCGGATGACCATATTTAATACACGTTTCATTTAGGCTGGGAAATCTGTTAGTTTGCCTTGAGAGTATGAACTCCGCAATTTGAACGTCCCAAATTTTCTTACCTTGAAAAGAAATTCCGTGTCGAGTAAGCCAGTGGGCATCGAACTTAAAATTAAACCCAAGAATAAGATCAGACCAAGAGATGAGATTAAGTAACTTAGTAGGAGTTCTATTTGTCCATTGTACTGCTCCGCAGTCATCGTCGCAATGATGAGAGTAGCATATGAGGCGATTAGCAGAGTCGTAGGGATTTCCCTTGTTTGATATGGTGGTTTCAACATCTAAGGATAGTAAGTTCATTCATTGTAAAAAGTTACATAGTGGGTTCGGAAGACGTAAGCATAAATACCTTTTTCTTTAAACTCCTGTTCACATGCACCAGCATAGTTGTCTGCTGATTCTTCAGTTAGCCATACAGCAATGGGTACACCTTCTGTTTCCCCATTTACGTGACGCTCAACAATAAATACACCTGTCTTACTCTTTGGCAATTTCATTCATAATCCAATGTTGTAGTATGGAGATGGCAGCAATCTGCCCACCTCTTCGTAATCTCTCAATTATCGCATCAAACAAAAGTGACTCTGATTCTGTCACACAATGTCTTCGTAGCGTGCTACGTCAGCACGAATCAACACTTCACGCTTGCCATGTCGTAGAGTTGGATCAGTATCTTCATCTCCTGCCAATTTGTTTTTACTTGCGTTTAGGTAGCGAAGATTTTCATAACCAACATCTGCAACTTTTCCAATACCAACAATCCAATCCGCCTCTGCTTGCTTGGCTGTCTTAGCATTGGCTACATTACCCATCGTAAGCCACTTCTGGCCTTCTCCAGAGCCATCAGCTTGGCATACCCCTATGACAGCACAATCATGCTCCTTAGCAAGCTCTCGTGCCCATTGGTACATAGCACCAAGCTTCAAGTCCTCACGGTCAGCTTCAAATCCCACAATCTTATCAATCTGATCGAAGATCAACAAGCTGGGCTTATACTGCTTGCAGATACGTTCCACCATTGTTTTGCTGATAGACCCAGTAGGATTGAGTATCATGTGCTTACCCTTGGTCTTCTTCATGTAAGCATTACGTGCTGCCGTTGGATTGCTATTGATCGCCGCGAGGCTTGCTCCAAGCGATGCTTGATAACAGCGGATTTTAACCTTGGAACCTTTCTCCTCGTTATTAAGCCAAACGATTGGACCCGACTCGTCTGTAAGTTGCTCAGCCATAAAGGTGGTTTCACTAGCCAGAAATGTTGTCTTCCCTGTTTCTGGACGGGCAAATATGAACCCAAAGTCACCCCCACGCAAAGACCCCAGCATTTGATTGAGAGTATTGAGACGCCAGCGTAGACCCGGTTTGCGAAACGTCTCAACCAGAAGTTGCTCAATGTCGTCAGAAACAAACTCGAATTCCTCCTCATGTACCTTAGTACTTTTCTCTGCTGAGAAAGCGTTAAGCAACTCGTTAAACTTGTCCTTCGATAGTTTGCCCTCGGTAACATCATACGCTGCAAGAGAAATCTCCTTAAGAAGTTTATTCTCAACAAAGGATTGAAGCAAGATTGCTGTTGACTGTGTTGATACTTCCAACTTGTCAAGGGTTTCAATGACACCCTCGTAATACGCTACATCCTTATGCTTGTGAGCGAACAGGATGTTAGAGAGATCAGCAACAGTTAGGTCAATCTTGTCTATATTGCTTTGATGGAAGCTGTCAAGTACAGAATAGACAGCATGTAATTCCTTAGGTAAGTCTTTAACATTCAACTTATCTTTCCATCTATTCCATTCTTCATAAGACAAGAATGCCTTTATAATACTTAACTCGTATTTAATATAATACTCCTTATTTAACTATATACTTATTGTTAATATATAGTTTAACAATAAAAGACTTTACTTGTCAAGTTCAATAGTAACTAAGCTGTCAAGATAGTCAGCTATCTGTCTATGTTCTTGTGAAGTTCCATTGTTCTTAATCCTGTTTGCTCTCCATGAGATGATGTGTACATTGCCTTTAACATAACCAAGTCCAGCATCTATCTGGTCAAAGCTGGGACTATTTTCCTGTACACAATGAGCAAAATAATCTAGCTGTATTCCTAAGATTGGGCACACATCGTTCCAAACAAGATCAGAAAAATCTATGTCCCATGTATATCCAATACGAATAGCATTCGCTTTCTTTGCACGAAACTTCTCACGTTTCTTTTCATACAACTCGGAGTCATCCTTATCTCCCCATTTCTTGTAATAGGCATCAGCTTTATTCTGCCTATTGACAATCAATCCACAGGTTGATCCCCATTCCGGAATGAATTTATCCACCACTTGTTTCATACGCTGACGAGAAATACCATATCTACGGGCAAGTTCTGCCATAGTTATACCAGTTTCTCCGTATTGTTTGATGTGGATGATTTCATTTTCCCAAGTATAAGTCTTTTTAAACGGCATATATTCCTTTACAAAACACCTATTATATCATACCTAGAACAGAATGTCAAGCTATTTCTGCAAGAACATCTCAATTTCTTTGTCAGTGTAACACTTGGGGTCAAGTTCCGAGTAAACGGTGTTAGCTGACAAACCAACCCACTGACACTTCTCGGCTATCTCCCTTGCTTCACGCCATTTGTCACGATCTAGCCAAATGGTGATGAACTCGTAAGGCTCCGTGCCGTCGCTCTGGCGGCCCTTCAGAGCGATTATTTTGTGAGCTGGTACGTTGGTGCCAAGTGCAGGCATTGCATCGCACTGAGAGGCTATACGGATGGCTGACAGGGCATCTTCAGTGATTACCAACCGCCTTCTATGCTGCCCAGTGGTACTTTTGTAGATCGGAGAAACTTCGCTGGTGGAACCTTGGTTAAAGTACTTGGCTTTAGCTGCCCGGTCAGGGTCAAAGTTACGGGCTTGTATGCAACGGGTTTGGCCTTCCTTGTCTTTGTATTCATAGATGAGTTGGTTGAAGTATAGGGAGTACTGGAGGCCACGTTGTATAGCTGTTGGAATTGATACATCAAACTTTGCGAGGTACTCGACACAGGCTGCTGAAAAATCATGTCCGCAGTCTCTTGGGGTGTGTAATGCTGGGTCGCTGCACTCTGTGTCGTCCAAGTGTTCATTGAGCCGTTCAGTGACGAATCCTGAAAGGCTACCTCTGCCTGACTTACGGCAACCGAAGCAGAACCACCCACCATCGGAGTAGTTGGCCCTGTTGTCTCTGGAACCACAGTAGTTGCAAGGCCCGTGGCCGACGAATTTGTTGGCAATTTTAGTTCTCCTTAGTTTGATAGACCGTCTTCGTCGTCACCTTCTTCATACTCACTCTCGGTGTACTTCACATCATCAGCAATAGTGTTGAAGCATTTGTTACACAAGTCCACATAGGTATTGGAATTGGTAAACTTACGAGTGGATTCCTGAGTAGTCAAGATAACATTACAAGCATTACAGCGCATTTTCTTCTTCCTTTTGGTTAATTTGTTCAGCAGTCATATTCTCACACCACGCCATTACACCACAATTATGCACTGTAGTGCCACTATAGTTGTCCAACTCACTGTTGTAACCTGCACTATAGTACGTCCAGTACTTCTGGAACTCCTCTGGTACATCAAACTTCCAGCTCTTAGCAAGAGTAAAGCCACGGTCATAGATCGCACGGTCTGCTTGAGCGTGTTTGCTAGTCAAAGCATCCTCAAAATTCTTGAACTTCTTGTCACCATTCGAGATACGGATGATGTAAGACACCAGAGAGATGAGATATGTCTGGTTGAAGTAGTAACGTGGGACGAACATCAGGATGTTACCATCCACAACCTCCATTGTCAAGGGGAAGTCAGGCTTTTCAGCATTAATACAACATGCAATATTGTGCATAAACACATCAATGTCAGTGACATGGTACAAGCGTAGCCACACACCATCGTCATTTAGCTTCATGTCATGGTTGTTAAGACCGTAAGCTATGACATGTTTACCATGATAACGTGCTACCACATCATTCAGGTAATCCTTACACATGAACCGTCCTGTCTGTGGCAGGAATGTATCACCATCACGGTAGTACACTTGCCAACGCAGCGAGTTAGACTGAGGTGCTTCGCTGTAATGATACTGTGGGTCAGCTTCAAACTTATACATTTTGGGTGATTCCTTGGACGTATTTTTCAATGTTGCTACCAGTGATGCCGGGCGCACTGTTAACTTCAATGATGAAAAGGTCGTCGTTCCTCTCATTATATCCAATATCGACGCCACGGAAGTCCGACGTGCTAACTTTTGCCGCTGCAAGAGCAAGTTCACGTAGTCCGGCTGGCTCGTTCTCCACCTGTTGACAGAATATGTAGCCATTTGCAAGGTTCCTTACTTTAGTATCACGTTGATCGGTCCAGCCTGTCTTCTTACGCTTCTCCACCACAGACACCACAGTGTCCTTGAATACATGCACACGAAACTCACGTTTCTTCTTCTTGTACATTGTGTACACAGGACAGGGCTGGAAATCTTCCATAGTTTCCATGATGACAATGCCCTTACCGCAACTGCTGTTCAGGTACTTACGACCAAACACTGTCTTACCACTAGCAATCCACGCTTGGGCCATCTCAGGTGACTGTGTGAACTCCAAGGATGATAGACCTTGTGACGCGAACCAAACATATTGAGCAATCTTATTCACAGAATGCCCATAGCGGTACTGAATACGGCGTGTAGACAGCTTTGTAGTGCGAAGCACCCTATGCCCTAGCCGTTGCGTTAACGCACCAGCAAGGAGCTTTAGAGAGGCAGAGAACCGTGTAGATTCAGTGCAGAGCAAGGACAGTTTCATGCTTAACTCGCTTAGATGGGGTTACTTTCTTTAGATCACCTAGCCGGATTGTAACCATGCCAGTAGCTTTGTCATATTCCATGTCCGTTACACGGCCATAATACAGACAATTCAAGAAGGATTCCTTAGGATGCAATTCATTCAGATCAAACTCTGCTTGAACCACATGGTCAAAGGTAAACTCTTCAATGTCTCCCATGAGGAGAACATCAGATGCACCTTGTGCTATTGTTTTAGGAAAATCTTTCTCGATGAAGTCATCAGCCCAGAAGTCTGTTAACGCACCGAACCAACGCTTTTTTGCTGCTTTGAAAGCGTTCTTGCTCATCCGATTAGTCCCACCACGTTTGCCCTGTCCAGCCACCGTGGAGGCGGTCTTCCAATTGCCAGTTACCGTATTGGTAACTGGAATAGCTTTTTTTGGCATGTAACTGACAACCTCCACTTTGTTAGTGTCAAGATCAATCTTGTACAGAGTGTTCTCTTTCACAACAACAGGCTCGTGGCCTTTAAGTGTTACACCATTACGCCCAAGTATCCAGTACAACAAGCCCATCTCAGATGCCCAGAAGAACCCTTCAGGAGTGTCTACAAAGCTCATAGGACGCTGATCGTTGCGGAGTAGATAGACCTGATGGTTATTCTGACTATACGCAGCAATGGCGTATGCACCCTTGACCTTACCGATAGCTTCCTCAAAGGCAGCCAAGTCCCAATCACCATTGAGTACTGGCTCAAGGTGAATGGCAAGAGCTTCACTATCCACCACAGTATCAGCTAACTCCTTGTGATTGGTTAACGTACCATTATGTACCATAGCAAACTCACCCTTGACGACGAATGGGTGAGCATTCTCGTCAGAGCCAATGCCAATAGTCTTCTTACGATTGTGTCCAATCAAAGCCTTACCGCGAGGGTACATAGCCTTACCAAGGTCAGACATTTGAATCTGATCTAGTACATAAGGAGCAGCATAGCCTTCCTTCATGATGCCGAAACCAGCAGTGTTCTCCACCATAATTACACCAGTGGAGTCATCTCCACGCAGCGTATCACAGAACAACATTTGATAGAAAGACTCCTCAGTCTTCTTATCAAACCCAAAGTTACCACGAGGTACAACCCCAACAATTCCACACATTAGATCACCGCCAGTTTCAGGTCAAGGATTTGGTTGGTCATAAGACTGCGAACCAAGGTATAGTCATTGCTCAAACGAGAGCAGCCAAAAATCTTACCAAAGAGCATCTTGATGTTGTCCTCTTGTAAGAGGGTTGAATCAAGTGGAGCTTCCTTGGCAGTAGCCAACAAGTTACGGATGATGAGCAGCCATTCATCCATCAACACATCATCAGCATGACCATGCATATGACGGAACTCAATCGTACCCTGCTTGGTCAGGGGCTTGAGATTAAGTGCCGTGTACTTGTGCCAACGACTAATCATGTTGGATATACTACCACTATAAATACTAGGCAGATAAGTCTCTGTCAAGGGTGTGCAGTGAATGTTATCACGACGATCAGGAGCACACATCAAGAAGAAGGCTTCCTCAAACAAGGCATACAACCATACAGTATCCCGTACTTCCTTGAGCTTCATGTTAGCGCAGTTAGCATGGACATGAATGGATGTACGCTGAGAGAACGGGTCGAATGTGCCTGTGCTGATAGTCCCATGCAACTTCTTGAACATAGTAGAAGCAACAGGGATGGACACAGGATTACTGATGTACTCGTGTCCGTTGTTACGCAACGAACCATCAGTAGTTACGCGCCAGCCTAATTGCTCTGCTCGTCCATGATCGGTGATGGCCTCAATCTCACACTCGATGCCAACGAATTGCCCAGCGGTAGGATCACGCAGTGCATCAATGTGTATCTCACAACCCAATTCATCCCAAATCATACTAACACCTCATAATGTTCATTGTGGTCAACCATGTGCTGCATAATTTCCGGCAGGAAAATCTTATGCATCATACTGATACGCTTGGTAGTGTAATCAAACATAGCAATAGTTCGATTGTCAATCAGAATTTTACCTGACCGTAGATAAGACATACGTGGACTCAACGCAATGGCCTTGGTCTTAGCCTTGGTGTTGAACGCATTGCTGAACGATGAGTAGCTAGGCTTACCGACAAAAGCCTTGAGAGCAGGGAATCCAACATCAACTGCTGTACCTGTAGCTACATTGGTAATCATCGTGTTGTCAGAGCACAGACCACGACGATACTGCCGAGCAGGAATACGCTGCAACAGATAGACAGAATCTTTCCACTGAAACGTTGCCTTGTGTGGCAGGATGAAGTTCACAGTGTAAGGAGCAGCATCACTGAGATACATCTCAAACGCTGTGTTGTCCTCGTCAACACCACTGATACCATCAGGACGTACCTGATGAATCATGAACAGCTTGTCACCAAACTCAGAGAACTTTACATAAGTACCCTCATAGTACTTCTGTATGTCTCGCCAATTGCTTGACGTAAAATCCATTTAGATCACCTCCAAGTTAAACTCATCGACCAACGAACGAGCAACAGATTTGTTGTTGTTGTTGATGGCTTCAAGAATGGACTCAGCATACACAGACACATCCCACGTACCAGCAGTAGCCTCAGCACGAGTGGTGTTACGGAACACCCAATCAATCAAGCGATCTTCAAAAATCCAGAAGTTCGACAGAGTACGGTACTCCACACCATAACTCTTTACTCGGTGTGCTCCGGCTTTTCCATACAGTTGTTTACGATCTTCACCACTATCCATAAGTACACTAGCCACGCCAAGAAACAAATCACAGTTGCGTACCACATCGGTGGCATCTTTGGCAGTTTCGATGTGAATATGGCCGCCAGCACTACGCATAAAAGGATGCGGAGGCTGTGGTTTCTGGTTAGTTTTGTTAGTCCAAGCATCATAGTCAGGCTCACATCCAAATATATGGGCAGCAGGGTGCTGCATTTGATCTTCAGGGAAGACAATACAAGACAACTTACTGAATGACAAGTTTGGCAGATACTCCAGACTCTTAGCCATCACAGCGTTGATAGACCCTATGAGTTCTTCACTGGTGGATGCTGGGGGAATGCCATACTCAAGGGATACGTTGTCCTCTTGCAGTGTATAGCCAGCAGGCATGTCAGGAATCTGCAAAGGATTCCACTTATCAGCCATGATGTAACCAATGGCGCTGATGGGTTTACCATTAACGTCAACCAAAAAAGTCTCGGGGTCGCTACCAATACGCATAATATTCTCCTAGTTAATAAGCAATGTCAACCAACTCAAGGATGTATTCACGAATCAAATCGTTGCAATACAAGGCAAACTCATGGTCATTGTTAACCCATTCAGGATGACCCTGAATAGCAAGACCACGAATATCAGGGAACCAACATACCTCAACCTCAGGCTTACCTGTCATGTCCACCTCATTATCTGTACCATCCAAGTAAGTATCAGATAGGTGATGTGTAGCAGTAGCCAGCACCTTACAGTTCACATCATATGGGTACATCAACTGATGGTGTGCTGATGTAGTGGTGATGAGTTCACCATGATGTGTAAGCATAGGATGTTGTCCCATGTTGTGTCCATGCATGTGCTGGATAAGCCAGCCACCAGCAGCACAGCACATCATCTGAGCACCACGGCACACACCAATCATCGGTATCTTGTGTGCCTTGCAATACTTCATCGCTCCCCATTCAAATAAGTCTCGACCAGATGGACCATTTCCTGCTTGACTGCGACGACTAACACTATGAGAATACAGAGCAGGATGAATGTCTGTACCACCCCAGAAGACAACAGCATCGACACCATCAAAGCCCACCTTAGATACGTCTTGTTGCAACGCAAACACATCGTCGAATGGCGACGCACTATGACCAACAGGGCAATAGCCCAACGTGAGTTTCTTCATACTAACATTCTCCCATAGATTCCAAGATAACAGGCTTGCACTTAACTACCCAATTGGTAGTAGTGTTGAGTATCTCTGTCCTATCACGAACAGATTGGATACTCAGGATTAGCGGTGGCTCATTCCAATCCACTGTGCCATAGTCATTGTAATGACGACACACACCAATGACTTGACACAATCCATATGTAGCCAAATCCTTAGCATCAGCAGGCCATACAGTGTCACCTACTTGGAACTTGCAGTCCGATTGAGCACGACTTACCTCAGTCACACGATGCCGATAGACCTCAACAGTTAGTCCCATCTTCTCAGCACGAGTAGTCTCGAAGGGAGAAGGCGCGCCAGTGTGGTGAGTGACTGCGTAGTTCTTTTGTGGTGGATGGATTGGTTTAGCAATCACACGCTTGGTTGCAAAGTATTGTTCAATCATTTTTTGCTCCGAAAAAACTCATGTTGTTGTATTCAATTCAGGAAACATCTCAGGGTCTTCGTAGAACATTGGCGCTGTGGAGATAGAGCCAAGAAGGCTCTTTTTACGCACAACTTGTGTTGATTTAGCAGCAGCATTGATAATGGTGCGCTTCTTCAAATCATTCTCTGCATACTCATTGCGAATAACCTCTACAATACCATTGGCAGGGTCAAGATTGAGTACCAGCATAAAGAAACAACTGTATTCCTTCTGCTCAAAGTAATGCTTGAAATGCTTCTCATGTTCCAAGGCATTAGCCTCAGACGAGGGAGCATTGCTGTTATCACGCACCGTGATGGCCTTGAGGAGTTCCATTGGACCCCTCTCGTATTTGTCAGAGCAACTATAAAAAAGATATTGTTTCATTTAAAACTCCAAGAAGTAAAGGTCAATTGTGTGGTTAAAGGTATAGTCATCTCGTGGGCCACCACGTTTATTCTTAAACGAGTGTACCTTTTGGATGTTAGGATGATTGCGTAATGCCTTGTCAAATCCAGCAGTTTCAACAGACAACAGCACATAGAATCCAGAAACTACGAATATATGCTGTGCTCCACCATCCTTATCACGCATTAGTGCTTGTTCTTTCCATTGTTTGCGAAAGAACTTAACAAAAGAGTCTACCTTTTTGGTATTATTCCAAAAGCCATACATACTTAATGCACCAATAGTAGATGCAGCACAGCAATGCCCAATAGAAGATGTAACATGACACAAACGGTGCCCTGTTTCATCATACATATTGAAGCCGCGTGTATACCCATCTTCACCTTTACCAAAGGTAAACACAGGAGCTTTGCGTACACGTTTAACGGTAGTAGCAACAGGTACTGGTATGCCCGGAGGATTAAGAGGATCAAAGGTATTAAGCATAGCAGTCCTCACCAGAACCGATGTTGCTGATAGACCCGATGTACTTGGGCAACGAAGCATCAAAGGCTTGACCAACCATGTGGCCCTGCTCATTGAGGATGTATCCACGTTTCTTGGCAGCACGAGCACGAGCTACATTAAACGATGGTGTCATAGCACCACTACGACGCGAGTATGTCTTACCATCCTCGGTATGGTCAACCATAGTGAAGTACATTGCAATCTCCTTCTTACAGTTTAAGAATTCACAAGGAGATTGCGCTCCTTAGTTGCGGGTTTGTAAATGCTATTCAAAGTCTCGAACACACCAGTCACTTCGTCATAAGACAAGACATTGCTGGTATGGCAGATACGACTGTTACTAACCAAATAACTGGTGTGATCTGTAGGATAGACACTAGCACTATGTCCCACCTTGATGAAGTCCACAGTTGTGGGCGTGTAATGAACAGTTTGTTTCATGAAATACTCCTTTAGTTACAAGAAAAGATACTATCTAACATTTCGCAGGGAACTGGGGGCAAAGCATTGATGTTGGCACAGCCGCTACTTAGCACGATAAGGACGACACACATTAGTTGAGCCATGAACTACCCTCCACTTGTAAGATACCATCAAACCACGAGACAAGCGTGACTGTGGAAACCACGCATCACGCAAGTCCATGTCGAAAGCAACGTAGTTACCATGCTTCATTTTGTTGCCTTACGCACAGTTACGTTATTCTTGTGCAATTCAGCACGACGAGCAGCAATAGCGTTCCACATAGACGCATGTTTGCTGGGTTTGTCTGCCCTATTGGTATGGGCAGGGACATTTCTTACAGTGTTAGTAGCCATGTTAGCTCCAGTTAAACCTAGTCAAAGCGACTAGCCAAAGCACACTCATAGAATGTGCAGTGGTTAGGTGCTGCTCAAAGATGTTGATAGACCTTCGATGCCGAAGGCGAGACCTTTTATGCTCAAGGCTATACCCTTACATGAAGATGTACAGTATCCAAGGGATAGCTAATACAAACGCGATGATAAAACATTCAACTAACATAGTAAGAGATTTCATATAAACTCCAAGGGGGATAATGTATTTCTAATACTGTTAGAAAACGTATAGAAAAAAGAAGAACGAAAAAAGGCCCCCGAAGGGGCCACTTAATTAGATTAAATGATTTAAATCAGATTTTCTAATACTGTTAGTTTTTAGACAAGAGCAGTGTCATTGTGTGTAAGGTTAGCATGGCGTGCATGTTTAGTTGACAAGTATGCCTTGTCTGTAATTGCTTGGGCCTGTTCAGCAATAGACGGAGCAGGAGCACGTACCATAGCTGGCTTACTTGCTTCCGTTATCTCAACATTGCCGATAGCATCCGTCAATGCTTCAAGGGCTTGGGCATGTTGCAACTCATAAGTTGAAAGCATAGATTTTAGTGCCGCTATTGCAGTTGCAAAATCACCCATTTTGTCAGCATCTGCCGTGGTCAATTCAGCCGCTATCTTGACAAGTTTACCTGCTATGCCTTCTTGTGTATGTGCTGGCTTCTCCACATTTTCAAGCAGCTTTTTGATAGCTGCAACAGTCAAGAGTTGACCATTCTCACACAATGGCAACTTGCCGCAGTATGCAAAATAACGGGTAACGAACGTCTTAGCTACAGCATAGCTTCCTGCTGCTTTCAAGTCTCCCGCCCACAGTTGCCACTGTTTTTCGATTGTCGCTGGCTTTGCGCCCTTGTCAGCATGGTATGCCGTAAACACTGGCTTGAAATACTCCACTTCTAGTTCACGAATAGCACTCTTAAGCTCATTTGGAATCGCTTCATTTACTGGCGTAACACCTTTGTAACCATCTAGCCGTGGACTGCTAAGAATGTCATTCAGTGCGCTGACTGCGCCTTCTGAAGCTGACTTGTCAGCCTTGAAAGCCTTGTCAAGTGCACGCAATGCATCTACGGGTGACATAGATTCAAATGTGCTGACAGATTCAGCTTTACCCTTAGAATCTACAAATACAACTGCCGTAGCAGAAAACGAAATATCAAATTTAGACATGATAAAAACTCCAATGAGTGTAGTCACATTGCACACTATGCACAAGCATACTAACCCCACAAGATCACTTAGCAGTGAGCTTGTAAAATCTTATACTGTTAGATTCTCGCCCTTGAGGGCTTCGGTTAGATTAATTAATCTTCTGATAATCCACGGTGAACGGAACATCGTTAGCAAGCAAGGCAGTAATCCACTTTAGGGCATCCCCTTGTGTCGTGTACTTTTGCACACGAGTACGTCCGAAAAACTCACATGTGATAACGATGGTCATATCTTCCCCCTTAGTGGTCAACTCTAACTTTTAAACCTTGTGACGCGATGGTCACCCTAACTACTATGCAAGCGCCGTGCCAACTATCTCAAACTAACCAAAAAGGCACCAACTCGCACATATAGACATAAGCAAACCCCATGCCAACTATGTGTTTTGTCCTATATGCGACGCTTTTACGTCGCTTTTACAGTGATTTACCCCTATTTCCCTACACTTGACAACATGGCATAGGACTTGCTAAGTGTGACATAAATGTTAGAACTATGACATAAAAGGCACAATGTGACACATCTTGTCAGGCACAATACTTGCTAGTGTGTTTATATGCTGCGCTTAGGCTTGCATAAGCACTATGCTGCATGTAAGCATGATGTATGCACTTTAATGCACATGGGTTGGATACTCCATGGGGTATAGCTCGCTCAAATGGGGTGGGCCTGTCTACCTAGTCGCCTAACTCATTGATTTATTATAATAGGACACACATCAAATTATAACCCTATTACACACACAGAGGGGGGTGGGGGGAAAACTTGGTGGAGCAGCATTTGACGTAATGCACTCTGTTACATTTTTTATGATTTTTTTATACTGGGGTGTTAGCCAATTGATTTAAAGGGTCTAGGAGCTCTTGAAAGAGGTTGTGGCTACATTGGTATACCCTACTGCGATTAAACGCCGTACAGAGCGTTTAAGAGCCTTCTAGGGCTATTGCTTAATGCGCTCGACCCTATGGGCCTCGCGTAACAGCTCACAACAAGGAGTGGGTAATACGCAGTGTAATACGCATACATAGAATACAACTTACTTACAAGAATACCTTAGTATTCTTGTTATATACTTATATACTAGTATATTACTTATATTAGGGTATCATACTTTTATAAAAAGTCAAGTGTTATTTTCACTTACGTTCAAATAACCATAATTGACTATCTTGTTTACTACTACTACTTGACTTGTCAAGAGTATTAATGATATAATATAGGTACTCGCAAACAACTACGTTGTCTTGCTCGAATAAAACCATGTTTAAGGAAACAATCTTGTCTAAACTCTTTGTCATTCTCGCAGTTACACTGCTCGGTCTAGGCTTCGCCATTGCTGGTGATTTGAAAGTGTTTTCTGGCACCTTCCAAGACGGTGCTGTGATGAAATGGGTATGCCCTCCGGGCGCTGCAGGTACAATTCCTTTCCAGTTTACAACACCTGAAGGTGGTCAATATTCTGCTCAAATATCTTGTGGTAACGGTGTCTAATTTTGCTACAAATTAAAACCAAGGGGCAAAATTAAGTGGCTTATAAACCTGTAACAAAAGATCGTTCTACCTTAGCTGAGACAAACTTGCGATGGTCGGAGAAGCAACGAATGGAAGCTGTGAACAGCTACCTCCTACTCGGTAACCTCGCGCTCACAGCGCGTATACTGAACATCCCAGAGATTACTCTTCGTGTTTGGAAAGCTCAAACATGGTGGAAAGATGCTGTTCTGGAGATTAAGAGTTCTGAGAAGGTTCAACTGTCCACTCGAATTCGTAAGCTTGTAGACGGAGCCTTGGCTGTAGTCGAAGATCGTTTGACCAACGGAGACTTTCAGTTTGACCAGAAAACTGGTGTAGTTGTACGCAAGCCGGTTAACATGAAAGATGCTCACAAGGTTGCCATTGACATGGCAGACAAGCATGAACAACTTGAACGCTCTGAACGTCCTGAACAGACAGAGGAACATGTAGAGGATAAACTCCTGAAGCTTGCTGAGAAGTTTGCTGACATGGCTACAAAGAAGATTGAACAAAACAATAATGCATCCCGTACTGTTGACGTTGAGGATGTAGAAGATAACACAGCTCGGTAGTGTAATGGGCAGCACAGCAGCCTCCAAATCTGCTTGTAGAGGTTCGAGTCCTTTCCGGGTTGCCAGATAACATGGCTCACCTGATTTACTTCGGTAGACGGGTGGGTTCTTTAAGGAGTACTCATGCCATATATGACTGATGGTCACCGTGATTACAAAAAGGAATACAAGCTTTATGCTGGAAAGCCCGCAGCTATTCACGCCAGATCAGAACGGACTACTCTTCGTAGACAAGCTAATGCCAAAGGCATCACACACAAGGGTGACGGAAAAGACCTTGATCACATCCATCCCCTGTCAAAAGGTGGATCGAATACTCTCGCTAATACGAGAGTCGTTTCCCAACATCAAAACCGAAGTTTTAGTCGCAATCACGACGGCTCTCTTAAGCGAAACGACGGTCATAAATAAGATTTAACAATGGCTCTTTCAGCAGACGTCATAGCCGGTCTAGTCGGCTCAGTCCTTGGTAACCGTTTCGATGGACGAAGTGCAACTCCCCCCTTCCACAAGGAGTGCTGGGAGTTGTGTACTAGTCCTGATAAGTTCGTAGCTATTGCAGCCCCACGGGGCCATGCTAAGTCTACTGCAGTGACACTAGGTTACGGATTGTCTACACTGCTGTTTCGTGAACGTAAGTTCATGCTTCTTGTTTCGGATACTGAATCCCAAGCGTCCTTGTTCTTAGGTACGTTTAAACAAGAGTTACAAGATAACGATGAGTTAATTGATTTGTTCCGTATAAAGCGGAGCGAGAATGGTTTAGTCAAGTTTGTGAAAGACTCAGAAACTGACATTATAGTTGAGTGTGAGGACGGACATAAGTTTCGGATCATTGCCAAGGGAGCAGAACAGAAGCTCCGTGGATTAATCTGGAACGGGTCGCGTCCTGACATCATTATGTGCGATGACATGGAGAATGACGAGCTTGTGATGAACAAGGAACGTCGTGATAAGATGCGTAGATGGTTCAAGGGTGCTCTGCTACCCTGTCGATCTGACAATGGCATCATCCGTATTGTAGGCACCATCTTGCACAACGACTCTTTGCTTGAATCATTCATGCCGAATGACTCTGACAAGATGACCCAACGGGTTGGTCTTAAAACTTTCACTACTCGCAAGTCGATGTGGAAAGCAGTTAAGTACCGAGCACACAATGAAGACTTCTCTGAGCTTCTCTGGCCTTCCAAGAAGAGTGCTGATGAGTTTAAGATGATGTATAACGAGGCTGTACGTGATGGTACAACAGATATTTACTCACAAGAGTACTTGAATGTCCCTCTTGACGAGTCAGTTACCTTCTTCAAGAAGAGTGACTTCCTTGCAACTACGCAAGAAGATCGTCAAAACAAGATGCATCACTACATCACTGCTGACTTAGCCATTTCAGAATCAGAAAAAGCTGACTATTCGGTGTTCATTCTTGCTGGAGTGGATGAAAACAAGATTATTCACATCAAAGACGTCATACGTGAGCGTCTAGATGGTCGTCAAATCGTTGACAATCTGCTGTTTATGAACCAAGTTTATGATCCTGAGGCCGTAGGCATCGAGGACATGCAGGTTTCTAAGTCAATTGGCCCCTTCCTACGGGAAGAGATGATTAAAAATAACAACTACCTTAGTCTTGTGCCCCTAAAGCATGGGGGTAAGGATAAAATTACACGTTCTCGCTCAATTCAGGCTCGTATGAGAGCCCACAGTGTTAAGTTTAACAAGGAAGCGGATTGGTATCCCATCTTTGAGAACGAATGTTTAACCTTTCCTCGTGGTAAGCATGATGACCAAGTAGATGCATTTGCTTATCTAGGTCTGATGCTTGACAAACTCATAGAGGCCCCTACTAAAGAAGAAATAGAGGAAGACGAATATGATGCCGAACTCAGGAATGGCGAGTCAGCAAGCACCGGGCAGTCAGCAACAACAGGATACTAGTCAACTGCCTAGTGCTCCTCAAGCTCTACCCAATCAAATGGGTACACAGCCTCTTCAACCTCCTGTCCAACAGGAACCTACTGACGCTCTCCGTGGTATCATTGAATCTAAGAACATTGCTAAAGACTTGGATGATGATAAACTGCATACCATTGGCTCTAATGCTCTTGAGGGATACCAGCAGGACGTTGAATCTCGCAAGGCTTGGGAACAAGCTATGGAAGAGTGGACGAAGTTGGCTACCCAGCATCGTGAGGACAAGACATATCCGTGGCCTAAGGCTTCCAATGTCAAATACCCTCTACTCACTACTGCTGCCATGCAATTTGCTGCTAGGTCTTATCCTAGCCTTATCCCTAGCGATGGTAAACTTGTTAAGTCTACTGTAATTGGTAAAGACCCAGATGGTTTAAAATATGCTCAGGCTGATCGTGTCTCCATGTACATGTCTTACCAGATTATGCATGAGATGGTTGGTTGGGAAGAAGGAATGGACAAGCTTCTCATCATGCTTCCTGTCGTAGGAACTGTGTTCAAGAAGACCTACTGGGATTCGATTACAAAGAAGGTTAAGTCTGACGTTATCCTGCCAAAGAACTTGGTGGTTAACTACTGGGCTAAAAGCCTCAAAGAAGCTGAACGTATCTCTCAAGTGATTGAGATGAGTCCTCGGATTTTGAAAGAGCGTCAACTGGCTGGAGTATTCCTAGACGTTGATTTGGGTACTGCTCCAACTCCTGAAAATAGACGAAGTGAGAACATCCCTCCAAATGATAAGACTACTCCTTACACTATCATTGAGCAGCATACTTATCTGGACTTGGATGATGACGAATATCCAGAACCTTACATTGTAACCTTTCACCTTGAAACTGGTAAGGTACTTCGCATCGCCGCAAGGTTTGATGAGAATACCATTACTCAGGATGATGAGGGAAAGAAGATCATTAAGATTGAACCAATTGAGTACTTCACCAAATTCGGATTCATTCCCAATCCCGATGGTAGTTTCTATGATTTGGGATTCGGTGTTCTCCTCGGACCTATTAACGAGGCAGTTAACTCTCTTATCAACCAACTTATCGACAGCGGCACACTTAACAACCTGCAGTCTGGATTCCTTGGAAAAGGTCTTAAAGTCCGACTTGGTGAAACTAAGTTCATGCCCGGAGAATGGAAAGCTGTAAACTCCACTGGCTCTGATCTGAAGCAACAGATTGTTCCTTTGCCTAGCAAAGAGCCTTCTACTACTTTATTTCAATTGATGGGTTCAATGATTTCATCTGGTAAGGAATTGGCCTCCGTCGCAGAGATTTTCGTAGGTAAGATGCCCGGTCAGAATACTCCTGCTACCACGACAATGGCTACCATTGATCAAGGTATGAAGGTGTTTACGGCTGTGTACAAACGCATCTACCGATCCCTCGCCGAAGAATTCCAGAAGTTGTTTGAGTTGAATGCAGCTTACCTGAATCCAAACACATACCAAGATGTGATTAACATCACTATTGGTCCTGCTGACTTCTCTCAGAAGCAGTATAAGATTTGTCCCGGTGCGGACCCTTCAGCAATCAGTCAAACTGAGAAGCTAATCAAAGCACAAGGGCTTCAGGAGATGCTCCCTATGGGAGTCCTAGACCCAGTCAAGGTAGCAATGCGTATGTTGGAAGCTCAAGAGCAACACAACATTCAAGACTTGCTAAACCCTCAAGTTGCCCAGACAGGTCAACTGCCACAACGTGCTGACCCTAAACTCTTAGAGAGTCAGGCTAAAGTACAAGCTATCCAGCAAGTGTCTCAGATTAAACAGCAGGAAGCTGCTAGTAAATCGGAGATGAACCAACGGGATGCTCAGTTTAAACAAGCTATGGCAGCGCAACAAGCTGACCAAGACATGCGCCACAAGGCGATGATGGCTAAGCTTGAGGAAGCAATTCAAATCCACTCTGCCAATATGAAGACCGCTACGGATCAACAGGCAGCTAACCAGACATTGATGCAGAATCATTCGGCACATCAGCAGGACATTGTACAGAAGCACGTAGGACATGTGCAGAAGGTACGACAAACCGAGCAGATGGGGCACGTCCAACGGCAACAGGCTGCCAAACAAAAGCCACCTTCCAAAGGGAAATAAAGTAAAATGAATCGTCAGGATTTTAAAGATTGGCAATCACAACCAATCACTAAAGCCTACTTTCTAGCCATTACCAATCGTATTGAGCTATTGAAAGAGGAGCTTGCACAGAGTGCTGCAGATGATCCCAAATGGGACGCTGTTAAACGCGGTGCTATAGCAGCTTTACGTGATATTACGGATGTTGATTGGTTTGAGGAAACACAAGTATGATTGCACCACTCCTACATCGCATCATCGTCAAGCAACACAAGCTTGCCGAGGTAAATAAGGACTACAAACGTGCTGAAGCAATTGGCTTATACATCCCAGAACATGAGGATACTAAGCGCGCTCAAGCAGGTGTAGACAAAGGAATTGTTGTCTCTATTGGCCCTACGGCTTACCGAGATTTTAATGTGCCTTGCCCTATTAGCATTGGAGATACTGTAGCTTTCGCTAGGTTTAGCGGTAAGGTTATTGTTGACCCCACAGATGAAGAAGAATACGTCGCTCTTAATGATGAAGACGTTGTTGCAATACTGACTAAGGAATAAAATGGCTGATGAACTAATCCCTGAAGGCGAAGCGCCTATTGTTGAACATTCCCCTACGGAACTTAAAGCCATTGAATCTGGCTGGGTTCCGAAGGAAGACTTTCAAGGTGACGAACACAAATGGGTTGAAGCAGGAGAATTCTTGCGCCGTGGTGAACTCTTCAAGAAGATTGAGGACCAAGGTAAACAACTCAAGGATGTACGCTCTGCCTTGAATGAGATGAAAAAACTCAACGGACAAATCCAAGAAGTTGAGTATAAGCGCGCCCTAGACACTCTAAAAGCACAAAAGAAAGCTGCTCTTGAGGACGGCGACGCCGACGCAGTTATTGCTGCAGATGATCGAATCGACATGGTTAAGGAACAGCAAAAGGAGATGCAACGACAAGCTCCTTCTGTCCAATCTGATGAAGGTTCTGAACATCCTGAATTCGTTGCATGGACGGAACAGAATAACTGGTATAAATCCTCTACTCCCATGAAAGCATTCGCTGATGCTTTGGGACAAGAGTTAGCTAGGGCAGGGAATAGCCCTTCAGAAGTGCTTAAGAAAGTAGCTGCTGAAGTACGCAAAGAGTTCCCTAATAAATTCCGCAATCCTAATCAGGATAAAGCAGGAGCCGTGGAAGGTGGTACTGGCCGTGGTGTTAACACTACTGGCAAGTTCTCTCTCTCAGATGAAGAACGCTCTGTTATGAATAAGTTTGTCCGCCAAGGCGTGATGACTGAAAAAGAATATGTAGAGCAACTTAAGAAAGTTCGAGGATAACATAATGTCTGAAAAAGAAGCAATTTCTAAGGCTCCAGTGAGCCGCGTTACGCGAGTGCCCGTAAGCCAGCGTAACATTCTTACGGTAAAGGGTAAAGACCCAAACTATGAATACCGAGTCGTGAACGATACAGAAGATCGCATCGCGCAATTCCTTGATGGCGGGTATGAACTCGTTGACAAGGCTTCTGTTGATGTGGGTGACAAGCGTGTATCTCAAGGTACAAGTGTTGGTTCCAAGAAAGTGTTTTCTGTAGGTCAAGGCATTAAAGGCCATCTCATGCGAATCCCTCGGGAATTGTATGAAGAAGATCAACGTAATAAACAAGCTTTTGTGAACCTTCAAGAAGCCTCCATCAAAGAAAAAGCTCTTGATGGTAATTATGGAACTCTCGATATTAAGCGAGACTGATCTATTCTATTGCCATTAGGAATCCCACAAATTTGACTATTTGGAGTATTACTAATGTCAAGTGTTTCTCGTCTTAACGGGTTTCGTCCCGTTAAAACTATCACTGGTGCCCCCTATAACGGCCAAGGTGAAGTTGCGTTTCTTCCCGCCTCCGACTCCACAGTTGTGATGGTTGGTGATGCTGTGAAGCTGCTGGGCGATGCCCGTAGCCCCACTGGCGCCCCTACTGTTACTCGTGTATCTGCTGGTACAGATATCCCGTTTGGTATTGTTGTTGGTATTCTTTTCACTGGTGTAGGCGACATTCAAAACGTTCCTCCTGTCACCGATCTGAATACCCCTATGTATCGTCGTGCATCTACTGACCGTTATGTGTTGGTGTGTACTGATCCTAGCGTTGTGTATGAAGCTCAGTATCTGACAACCTCAGTTGCTGGTGCTACCATTACAGCTAACGTCGGTTTGAACGGTAGCTTCGATGTGACCGCTGGTTCCACCACTTCTGGTAGTTCTGGTATGTCTATTGCTGCTCTGTCTGCTACTACGGCTACATTGCCCCTTAAAGTGGTTGGCTTCCCCAATCGTCCTGATAACGTTCCCGGCGACACCTATTTCAGTTACTATGTTAAGCTCAACAGCTCGACCAATAGTACTGGCACTGGTCAGACTGGCGTTTAATCAATAAAGGAGCAATAAATGTCCGTAATCAATAGTGGCTCATTTGCCAAGGCCCTCTGGCCCGGTGTCAACGCATGGTATGGCCGTGCCTATGACTCATATCCTGAAGAGTACACAAAACTCTTCGACAAGCAAACTTCTACCAAAGCGTTTGAAGAAGACGTCGGTGTAAGCTCGTTTGGTCTTGCAGTGCAGAAATCTGAAGGCGCACCTATCAGTTATGATAGCGAACGTCAAGGTTTCATCACTCGTTACCAACACGCAGTGTATGCCCTCGGTTTCATCATCACTCGTGAAATGATGGAAGATGATCAGTATGATATCATTGGTAAGCGTAAAGCTGAAGGTCTTGCCTTCTCTATGCGTCAAACCAAGGAAGTTATCGCTGCTAACGTGTATAACCGTGCTTTCAACAGCGCTTACACTGGTGGTGATGGTGTTGCTTTGATTAGTGCTTCCCACCCCAATATTAAGGGTGGTACTTGGTCTAATCAGATTGCTACTCTGGCTGACTTGTCCGAAGCTTCTCTTGAGCAAGCATGTATCGACATTGCTGGTTTCACCAATGATGCTGGTCTGCTCATCGCTGTGCGTCCTGAAACTCTGGTGATTCCTCGCCAGTTGATTTTTGAAGCAAAGCGTATTTTGGGTACTGAAGGTCGCGTTGGTACTGATAACAACGATCTGAATGCAATCCGTACTCTGGGTTCTATTCCTACCGTGGTTACTAACCACTTCCTGACCGACACTGATGCATGGTTTATCAAGACCAATGTTCAGAATGGTATGAAGTATATGGAACGTCGTGGTGATTCTTTCGACATGGATAACGATTGGGATACTGAGAACGCTAAGTTCAAGGCTACCGCCCGTTACTCGTTCGGCTGGACTGATCCTCGTGCCCTGTACGGCTCTGCTGGCGCTTAATTGACCATCACAATCCCCTCGTAAAACAGGGGGTTGTCTCTAAAGGAATAAAATGGCAATTCTTGTCACTCCCGGTCAGGTCGCTGTATCTGATCCCGCTGCTGGCACAGGTCCAAGTACAACCAGTAACATTAAAGACATTGTAGTTAAGGCGGTTAAACTTACGTCTGCTAACTTCTCTACAACGGCTATTAATACAATGGTTGCACGGCTTCCTGCCGACGCAACGATCTTGTGTCTGAAACTCTGGGTTAAAACTCAGTTGGCTGGTGGTGGTATTACTGCTGCCACGTTGAGCATTGGTTCTGCTTCTGCTGGTACACAGTTTGTTAGTGCTTCTGCACTGGCTTTCGGTACTGCTGGTACGTACACTACAATGCCTGCTGTAACTAACATCTTCCAAAACTATAACATTCCTTATGGGTCTGATATTGATATTTGGGTGTCTGGTTTGGCAACCACAGGTATCCCCACTTCTGGTGAGTTGTATCTGGCAATCGAATACGTTCGATAACTTACCCGATTGGGTAGAAAAGGGGATTATCTTAATAGATGTCCCCTTTTTTTTCTAAGGAATTTCTAATGCGCGCAAAGAAAATTACAGTCACTGGAACAGGCACCTCTGCGTGGATTCCTATGGACAACAAGCAAGCCCCGTTCAATGTTGGTATCGGTTGTGTTATTGTCTCGGGTACAGCTACTTACTCAGTAGAACATACCTTTGATGACATTTTTGACTCGACGGTAACCCCAGTGGCTTTCGCTAACGCAACAATTGCTGCAGTTACAACAAACAAAGACGGCAACTACGCTGCTCCCATTAAAGCTCTACGTCTTAACGTAACGGCTGGTGTAGCTCCTGTTGTTGCTATGACTATTATTCAAGGACTACGTTAATGCAATTCGATGACTTCCTGAAGGTAGTTGACCTTCTCAAAGACCCCGCCCAGTATGAGGCTAAGGTTGCTGAATTGCAAGCTCGTGAAGATGCAATTAACGCAGCTATCAAACAAATGGGTTTGGGTGATGATGTATTTAAAGCTAAAGCTAAAGCAGATGCTCTTGTAGCTAAAGCTGAACAAGCTGTTAGTAATGCTACTGCCCAAGCCCAAACAATCATCATAGGCGCTCAAGCAGCTTTTGATAAACGACACACTGAGCTTCAAGCTCGTGAAGTTGTAGCCGATCAAGCTCTTGCTGACTACAACACCATTAAGAATCAACTTGTTTTTCGTTCTAATGAATTGAGTCAAGGTGAGAAAACTCTTAATGCGGCCCGAGTGCAACTCCAAGCTGATCTTGCTGATCTAGCTAGTAAACAACAAGAAGTTGATGCTCGTCTTGCTAAACTCCGTGAGGCAATGGGTTAACCATGAGTATCTCCAATGTTTCGTATCTAGCCAATGGCTATGCACAACCTTCTGCACAAAGGATTGATAATCTTACAACTACTGTGTACGTGGCAACTGCTCCCTTTGGAACATTGGACTCTGATCCCACATGGAGTATTAAACGTCTCACATTCTCTGGAACGTTGGTGATAACTGAGTGGGCAAATGGAAATGATTCCAATGCTAACATCTGGACCAATCGTGCTTCTCTCAGTTACTCTTAAGGAATACAAATGGCATTAGGTTATGTAACAACCCTACGCAATGCTCAACTGGATGCCATCACAACGGCAGTAGGTTCAGCAGGAAAACTTCAAATCTATGACGGTACGCGGCCTGCTACTGGCGGTACGGCAACTAATAAGCTTGCGGAATTTACTCTGGGTAGTCCTTTTGCTGCCGCTGCTAGTGCTGGAAGCCTTTCTCCGACTCTTCCTTCTAATGTCACTGCTCTCCTTAGTGGCACTGCTACTTGGTATCGCATTACTACGAGCGCGGCTGCATTTGTAATGGATGGTTCAGCTAGTGCTACAGGTGGTGGTGGTGATTTACAACTCAATAGTGCTGTCATCTCTAGTGGTGCAACAGTGTCTATTACAGCACACACAATTTCAGCAGGTAATGCATAATGGCAGCTAAAACCGACCAAGTTATTATCCTACCTACCGACTCAGGTAATACGGGTAAAAAGATTCGTACTAAAGAATCTGTAATAGGTGCTAATACAGTGGAGGAGTATTTTTTCATTCCTTCGTCTGAACGAAATACCACTGGGCAGTATAAGTTCGTCATTCCTGCTCAAGCAGTACCAACGGCTGTGCATACTGGAACTACAACAGGTTTCTTGTTTCTTATCAACCCACTCTCCAGCACAGTGAACATTGCAGTAGACCGTATGTCATTTCGGCAAAACTTTTCTACGACACTTGCTGTGGATTTGATTGCCCCACTGATTCACACTTCACGCATCACGTTCACAGGCACGTTGTCAGCGGCAACTACTACACCTGCCAAACGCAAGACAGCAGATGCAGCCGCACAAGGACTTATTGCAATTGCTTCTACTGGCTTGACCGTCACCAAGTTGGGTGATGTTTACGGCTTCGTTGGACAGACAATGGACTTAGTTACCGGTGGCGCAGGCCACTGGAATGCGATGGTCGATGAATGGAATCCGCAAGACGAAGATGACGAGTTGATCTTAGTCCCCGGTGAAGGTATTGTTGTCTGGTCTACTTTCGCTGTGACCACGGCCAACCGAAAACTACTTATTACTGGAGCTTGGTTCGAGTTCAACTAAAGGGATAACATGGCATTTATACTCATTGACGGTGTTATCGCCAATGACACCTTTGCCACTCCAGCTAGTGCTAGAACCTTTGTTTTACTAGATGGTTTAACCCATTCTCAGTTTAGTTCTGCAGCTTCTGCTACAGCACAGCCAGTAGACGCTATACTAGGTTTAACTACTTGGGCAGTTACTGGTGGTACTATATCTGGCACTATTTCCGCTACCCAAGCAGGAAATACTGCAGTAGTCACCGGTACAGTTACAGCATTAGCTATTACTGGAACCATTGCAGCAACGCAAGGAAACAACACAGCAGTAGTTACTGGAGTGTTGTCCTTTGCTGGTTCTGTTACAGCCACTCAAGCAGCTAATACAAGTTCCTTGACAGGGGCTTTACTATTCAGCGGAACCATTAGTGCTACGCAGAATAGTAACACAGCAGTACTTACAGGTACAGTTTCGGGTGCGGGTACTACAGGAACCATCTCTGCTACGCAGGATGCTAATACCAGTGCATTAACTGGAGTAGAAACCTTTGTTGGTACGTTGTCTGTAACCCAAGCTGGTAATATAGCTAGTGTAACTGGTACAGAGACGTACTCCATTGTTATTGTAGCTACACAAGCAGATAACCAAGCTTCTATAACGGCTTCAGAGACGTTTAATGGCTTCATAGGGGCTACCCAAGCAGCTAACACTGTAAGCGTCTCTGGGACCGTTTTAAACAGTGTTACGGGGATTATCAATGCTACTCAGGCTGGTAACACTGCTCACTTAACTGGAACCAATGGAACTGTAACTGATTTAACATGGGGTCCAACAGGAATAGAATACTACTTCCTACAACCTCCCTATAGCTTAGAACTAGCTACAGGTTCTCTCGTCCTTCCTTTAGGACTCAATCTTGTCATGGTGCTATAATGCAAAACTGGCTTAAACTTGGTGATTACAACGTCATATGTGATTCGTGTGGACGTAAGTATAAAGCCTCTACCATGCGTAAGAGGTGGGATGGATTACTAGTCTGTAAAGAAGACTACGAAATTAAACATCCTCAGTTGTCTATGAAGGTACGTGGGGATAAACAAACAGTTCCAATCCCTCGTCCTGAGGCAGCAGATCAATTCCTAGAGTTCTGTGACTTGTGGAAATCTTCCCCTATGGCAGGCTTCGGTACTGCTGACTGTGCGACAGTTGGAGGTAATACTTCCATCGCCATCTTAATTGACGTTTTTTCACCTAACGCCATTGCAGGTTATGCAATTGCTGGTAGGTCTATATCTGGAGTGTTACATACATGACTACAACAACCTTTGTTGATTACCAAACCCCCATTACTGCAGCTTGGCTTAATGATGTTAATGCTGCTGTTTACAGTGGTATTCTTCCTTCTGGTGGTGTAACCTCTGAGATTAAAACAGCTACGGCTGGACAGACAGTGTTTACTCTGGCTAATTCCTATGGTCCGGGTACACGTAACCTTTCTGTTTACATCAATGGTATTAAGATTAATTCAACCGACTATACTGAAACCAATAGTGTAACAGTCACTTTACATACTGGTGCTACTGTTGGAGATGAACTTGAGTTTGTTGTTCTTTCTGCTGTATCTCTTGGATCGACTTCTGCAAATAATGTATCTTATGCTCCTGCTGGTACGGGTGTAACCACTACAGTACAAAGTAAACTACGTGAGTCTGTTTCAGTGAAAGATTTTGGGGCAGTGGGTGATGGGGTTACGGATGACACTGCTGCCATTCAGGCGGCATTAAATACACTTGTTGCTGGTACTAATTACCAAGGCAATCCAAAAATTCGGTTGCCTGCTGGAATATACAAAGTGACTAGCACCTTAGTAAGTGCTAATTCTTGCTCTAACTATGTATTCTCAGGAGATGGTTTAAATTCAACAGTTATAAACTGGATGGGGGGCGCTGGAACCGCTATTTTGGAATTTCAAAATGCACGTTCGGTTTATGTTGAAAATATGTCTATCGTCAACGAAACTGCAAACATCCCAGCATATGGCATACGGATACGCGAGGTTGCCGGAAGAATCAACGGAGCAGGAGTAACTGGGTTTTCATGCACCAACCTATTTATTGGTAGTGGCCTAGTTGACCATATTGTTAAAGGTATTGCATATACGTCCGACCTAGGAAGTGGATTAAATAATGATGTGGGTATTTTTACAAATGTAAGCATCGGCAATGTCCAGATTGGGTATTCAATTGACCACCTGAACTCGCTTGAGCATCGCATTTACGGTGGAAACCTGTTTCAATGCAGTGTTGCAGCCTTCAACACTTATCAGGGAAATGGGACAACCTGCGGCGGCACGTTTAAAACATTTGGTACGACCACCGGCGTGTGCGATATTGTGATGAGACTTGGGCCAGCAACTCAAGGACAAAACATCGAAATGCATGGTCACACGTCGGAATTTGATGGCGCTATCCTAAATACACCATCCCCGATAACAGCAGAAAACTGCAATGTTTCTATCATTGGTGGATCATTTAAACCGTTTTCCGTGCGCGATATTGTGTTTGATACAACAGTCGGTGAATTGAATATAGTTAGTACAACGGTTACACAACTTGGAAAAATATCTATACCAACATCTGGCCCAAGAGTAAAGATATTTGGAGGCGGCATTGGATACGCAACCATTGAATACAATAGCTATGTCAGATTAGTAGATGTGACCACAGGAAATGGTACATGTACATATACAAATCTTGGTTCTGGTATTTTGGTGCTGGATCATTCCTCGGGTACGGGACAGATAAACTCAACGCCTGTGACTATTGCAAACCTGACCTCTTTTCCGGTTGACGGTTTATCCAGTGAAGCAATCAATATCCAAAATACTATTGCGACAAACATTAGCACACTCACTAAAGGGATTGCTGGGCAAACCTGTACACTTTACTTTAAAAATAGTAACAATACCTTGGTTAATGGAACTGGTGCCGCAGATACGTTTAGGCTTCGTGGCGCAATTAACGTAACTCCTGCCAATCTACAAAACATAACTGTCAAGTATTTGCTGGATTACAACACTGGCAATATGTGCTGGCATGAAATATCACGTAATTTCTAACATGACCGCCATCATCCAACTCCTCAAATCTCGCACAGTAGCGTTTTCACTGCGTTCCAAACGCTTAAGCCAATATGAATGACTTTCAATCAATAATTAACCTTGTAGCAGGTGTATTCATAGCCGCTGGTGGCTGGTTTGCTAGAACCCTTTGGGATGCTGTACAAGAACTTAAATCAGACCTTGGCAATCTACGAGTAGAAATTGCTAAAGACTATGTACCACGTAATGATTTCAATCGTCTTGGTGATGAACTAAAAGAAATGCTAAACAAGATATTTGAAAAACTAGATCATAAGGCAGACAAATAAATGGCACTAGACCCCTTGACGGCTGTAAGCGATTTAGCTTCTACAGTTATAAATAAAATATGGCCGGACAAGACCGAGCAAGAGAAACAACAACTCGCTGCTGCTGTTGCTTTGGTTCAAGGTCAACTAGATATTAACAAAGCAGAAGCTGCCAATCCTAACGTCTTTGTTAGTGGTTGGAGACCGGCGATTGGGTGGATTAGTGGTGGAGCATTGGGTTATACCTATCTTGGATATCCCTTACTGGTATGGGTAACAACCATCTGGTTTCCGACTATCCATGCTCCCGTTTTAGGTAATGATGGTATGTTATATGAATTGTTATTTGGTATGTTAGGCTTGGGTGGTCTTCGTACATTTGAAAAGGTTAAAGGCGTAGCATGACAAGTACAGTATTTACAACAGGAACAACCATTGCAAAAGAGTGGTTGAACGATGTTAACAACTATGTTTACTCTGGTGCTGTTCCCGGTGTGGGTCCAGACGCTTCTACGGTTACCTATACTCCGGGAGGAACGGGTAGCGTTCCGACAACTGTCCAGACCAAGCTGCGCGAGAGTGTGAGTGTGAAGGACTTTGGTGCTGTCGGTGATGGGGTTACTGATGATACTGCTGCAATTCAGGCGGCAGCAGATTATTGCCATACTTACGGCAAAAAACTAATAATTCTAGCACCATCTAACTTTTATAAAATTTCAAGCACTATTACTTTTAACTGTATAGATATTGCAGTTGAAATGTCAAATGGCCCCATTGGTGTGTCGCTTGGGGCGGTGGGAGTGGCAGTATTTAAGGCTACGTCTGAATTTACCGCGTTCAAAATTTATGGATCAAAGAATACGGTTGAAAATATCAGTATTGAGTTTGTTCTAGGGTCTGCTGCATCATCAGCCATTGGCTTTGAGTTCGGGTCATCTACAGACTCAAGCAAGAACGTTCGTTTATCTAAATTCAGAAACCTATATGTTCGCAATGCGTATGATGGGTTTAAAACTGTAAATACTGCTGGAACTGTTGCGGTTGCAGTATTTGAATTATGTACTTCATCCCTTCATACTCATATTGGCTTTAACTTTGATGCAGCGCCAGGCTCTACAAACTTCACTTTTATAAATTGTTTTTCTCAAGGCGCATCTACTGGTACACCGCAAGGCTATGTTTTTGGTTCAATAAAAGACATCCATATGATTGGATGCTCTGCTGACAGCATTGTTGATGTGGGTGTAAAAGTAACTAATGGGGATTCTTTCTATGCTGATGTGCTTGCCTTTGAAAGTCCTAAACTTTCAACAGCTACATCATCACTTGTAACCTTTACAAACATATCATCCCAAGTTGATAAAATTAGTTTGCAAGGTTTGGTTGTGAATGTCGGGGTCGGTAATGTTTGCTCCGTTATAGGTGGTCCAGTATCACCTTACAACACGGTTATTGGTGCAATATCTCAGCAAGCTACAACAATCACAACAGGAACGCTTTATAAACACAAAACAGGAGTCCCCAGTAACGGCGCATACAAAATCAACGACAGTAATTGTGCGTATTCAGATATAAATTATGGAGGTTTTGATGCATTGGTTATGCTGAATGGCAGACAAAGTATCCCAAGTTTTGCGTTTATACTGGGGTCATGGATTCAAGGAGATTTCCTTTGGAGTAGAGCGCCAGTAGAAGCTGGGGCTGCTTCAAGCAAATATGTCATTGTTGGCTGGTCAAGAATTACAACGGGTAGCGGGAACGTACTGAATACCGACTGGGTTCAATCCAGAGTGCTAACGGGTAACTAATATGACCACCATCCTCCAACTCCTAAAGTCTCGCACAGTCCTATTCGCCATCCTGCTTGCTGCTCTCTCAGTAGCACAAGGTTACGTCTTCCTCCTGCCCCTCACACAGCTAGAGCAAATGTACGCAGGCATAGCAATCTCAGTAATCGTCACGGTGCTTCGTATCGTCACCACTCAACCTATATCGGAGAAGTAATATGAGCAAGGCAAAAAACAACAAGGTCAAGCTCAACAATATCGTTGATGTGGTGGCTGACTATGGCGCTGACCCAACGGGTGTGGCTGATAGCACGACTGCGATTCAAGCTGCTATTACCTACTGCAAGCAACAGGTAGGAGGGTATTTTGTAGGTGAGCTGTACTTACCTGCTGGACTGTATTCTGTGAGCGCAACACTAGACTTTGGCTCATTGAAAGTGCGTGGTGCGGGTGTTAATGAGACATGCATTAAAACCGGAACATCAGGAATTCTTATTGCAAAAATGAGTGCAATGGGAGTTTTAGCAGATATTTCTATCGATGGAAATAACTTGGCTCTATGGGGTCTGCTGGTTGCGGGGGCGCGACCTGTTATTGACAATGTTGTTGTTGTCAAATGTACTGAATATGGAACAATTCTTAGTTCTACACAAAACGGTATCTTTAAGAATCTTTTGTGCTACCAAAACCATATTGGCCTTGTAATGGCAAATGGAACAAGAAATTGCAACTTTTACAATTTTACAAGTTCCGGTGCCGCGCAATCTGCTGCACTAACTACAAGTGCCAATATTGCGTGGTTAACTGACATAACAAATCCACACGGATTTGGATTGACTACAACCGTTACCGCTGGAGGAAATGACAGAAACAATTTCTTCGGTGGAATTTCTGAAACCAATAATACAATTCAGTTATACGCAATGGTTACACTCAATCCAAATTCTTGGGTTGGTGCAAATGCTGCTATCAACACATTTTACGGATATGAGTTAACCAGCGGAAATTCAATACTATTGACTGACAATAGTTTTACAGGTGTTTTTTATTTTATAAATGCAGAGTGGATAGGAAAAGATAATCTAACCCCATTGACCTCTGGCACTGCTGGATCATTAGTTTTTATTGGTAGCACTTATTTTCTGTCTGGAGGAACACTTCCTAACCGTGGCGTAACTCAAAATAATAACTTGATAAGCACATTTGTCAAGAAAACTAATCTTATTGGCATCCCTCAATCAAATGTAGATTACCTACTCGTTAACTCGGCATCTCTTGTATATACACAAGCAACCAGAACGTATAAGGTAACAGGGGCATCAGGAACGGCGGATGGTCTGCGCATAATTCTAAATGGATATGATGGTTATACGGCTGTTTCAATTGTTGCTATGGCTCCTATATTGAGAGTTACTTTTTCTGTTAAGAATTTTGTTGGTGGAACACAAATAGATGTGGTGGCGCTAAATAACGGGAGTTCTTTTGGCACGGTTATTGGCTCCCCGATTGCAGGTGCATACCAATATTTATATAAATGTACTGGAGTAGAAAGTGGGGATATTGTTTTTTACTGCAAGGGTGCAACAACCTCATTTGAAATTTCTGATGTTGTGATTGAAGTTCTATAACATGACCGCCATCATCCAACTCCTCCCAACCTAACCGGAGCCACTATGGACATTCAAGTAGCGTCTTCCCTTCGGTCCAGACGCTGAAGCCTATTTAACAAGGAATATATGAGTACATCAGGAACTTCCACTTGGTCGCTTAAACGTGACGCTGTAATTAACTCAGCACTTCGTAAGTTAGTTGTCCTATCTGGTGGTAGCTCTCCTGCAACCTTTGAGACTACTAATGCCTCTGAGGCGTTGAATGCCATGATTAAGGGGTTCCAAGCAGATGGAATGCCCTTATGGGCCATTAACGAGTACACCTTCACTACAACAGCTAATACCTCTTTGTACAACATTGGTGTGGGTGAAACCCTCAATACACCCATGCCACTCAAGGTTATTCAAGGTTATCGGATTGAGTCAACAGGAGCTATGAATATTCCCTTGAATATTTATAACCACTACGACTTCAATCTCTTGCCACAGAATGCAACAGCAGGTGAACCAGTTACGCTATACTACCAACCGCTGTCTACCACTGGTAAGATCAAGCTGTGGCCTACTCCAATTGATGCTAACACTACAATTACCATTGTATATCAGCGTCCATTTGAGGACATGGTTACATCTACAGACGACTTTGACTTCCCTGCCTACTGGACAGAAGCCTTGGTCTATGGCCTAGCATGGCGCTTGTCTTACGAGTATGGTACTCCCATCCTTGACCGACAGGAGTTGCAAAAGACTGCTGAGTTCTTCCATGAGAAAGCCTTGTCCTTCGGAACTGAAGAAGGTAGTTTGTTTTTTCAACCTAATTCTGATTGGCATAGATAAATGGCATATTCAAAGAGTCCTACAGTTTCTACTTATGATACAAAGAGAATTGACTTTGTAATCAACCCTATGCAGCGTAGTGGCTCTTTGCTAAACAAGGATGCCAAGCTGGTTAACATGATGGTTGAGGTTGTAGAAACTCCTAACAACACCAATCAACGTATCTTTGTCAAGAGTAGGCCCGGACTAGCTCTAGCCTATGCTACAACTGCTGGAGTTGGTCGTGGCTGCTATTACTGGCTAGTTGGTGGTGTAGGTTATGTTCTGTCTGTGGTTGGCTCTAGTGTCTATTACAACGGAGTGTTCCTACAGACATTGACAACCTCTACTGGTACTTGCGGCTTCACAGAGTTTGTTAACTCTACTGGAACTAACACTCTTGTTCTACTAGATGGTACAAAAGGTTATGTGTTCACTAGCCCAACAGTAGCTGGTACAGAGATTACTTCGGTTGACTTCCCAACACCTCACATACCAATCCCCATCTTCATGGATGGGTATTTGTTTGTAGCTAAAGCTGGTACTCAAGACATTTACAACTCCAACCTAGATGATCCTAGTCTATGGACAGCAGGAGATTACATCTCTGCTGAAATGTATCCAGATAAGATCGTTGCTCTATCTAAGAATAATAACTACGTCTATGCCGTAGGCTCTAACTCAGTTGAGTACTTCTATGATGCTGCTACAGCCTCCGGTTCTCCTCTAGCACGACATGACTCTGCTGTTCAACAGTTTGGTACTGCTGCTCCTTCTACTGTTGTTCAAACAGAGAAGGAAGTCATCATGATAGGTGAGACAGGTAATGGTGGTCACACTGTATGGACCATTGATGGCTTTAAGGAAACAGAAATTGGTACTCCAGCTATCCGTAGTGTCTTGCGTGTAGAAGGAGCTAATCTAGTCAATGCTGTAGCTCACTGTACTCGTGTATCAGGACAAAAACTGTACATTGTCAATTTGAGTACACAAACCATAGTCTACAGTTTTGATTCAAAGATGTGGAGCTTCTGGAACTCTGGTCCCGGTGGTACACTGGCGTTTGTAGGTAAATATGGCACAGATGGCCCTAATGGTGTAGCTTACATCCAGCATGAATCTGATGGTGACATCTACACTATTAGTGAAGACAATCACATAGATCATGATGTAGCTTTCCGTTGTCGTATTCAAACACCTAAGTATGACTTTGATACTTTCAATGCCAAGTTCATGTCTAGGTTCTCCTTGATTGGTGATATACCAGATGGTTCAGGTACGGGTAATGTTCTTCAAATCTCTTGGAGTGATGATGATTATCAAACATGGACTACAAATCGTGACCTGTCTTTTGACTACGATTTTCCTTGCATTGCTCAACTGGGACGTTTTCGCAGACGAGCTTTTCGAGTTGACTATTCCCAGCCATACCTTCTTCGACTAGAAGGGTTTGAGGTTGACATTAACAAAGGTAATCAATAATGGCTGGTGGTCTTCCTCCTCCTCCGACAAGAGCTGCCAATGGCGACTTTGCTTGGACAGCTTGGTACAACCAGCTATACACCCTCCTATCCACGTCAGGAAGCGTTTCTTGGGCTTTAGTTAACAAGGCTGGCAGTAGTATTGCCGACCTAGCTAGCAAGGCTCACGACCTTCTTACGGGCCTTCAAGGAGGCACTACAGGTGAGCATTACCACTTAACTGCTGCTGAACACACTGCTCTGTCTGGTCTAGGTGCTCACAATAGCCTAACGGGTATCCAAGGTGGAACTGCTCTTCAGTACTACCACTTAACTTCTACAAACTACACTAATGTTAATGCATTACCAACAGCAGCTACTATAGTAACTACTACCAACTATGCTACTAATAACATTGTAGACAAAACAACTAAAACAAAGGCTGGTGCAGTTGTTCTAGCTGACATTCCTGCCGGTACATGGGCTATCTACAAAGATACCTCTGGTGGTTCCTTAGCATTGTACGCCAATGATGGCGGAGTTTTGAAATCGGTGGCAATTGTATGAACATCTCAAGATTTAAACATGTCCTCAGAATGCCTTGGGGCGAGGGCGGTGGTACTGACGGCGGTGCTGGTTCTATGGGAGCTAGTACTGGAACAGGAGATGGTGGTAACAACTCTAATTCAGGTTCTAGAACGTGGTCAGATAGCCAAGGTTCTGTAACAACCAATCCTGATTCAGGTAACATTACTTGGTCAGGTGGTGGTAATGGACAAACTGCTGGTTCATGGAATGAAGCTACTCAAACAGCTACAGGAGCATGGAATACACCATTAAGTGAGCCTGTTGCTGTAGCCCCAGTAGCTCCACCTGTTGACCAATTCACGCGGCTTAAAGAGCTGTCTGACATGTTCAACAAAGAGAACCCAATGTTTGCTCAAACAGCAACACAATTGCCTAGTGTTACAGGTAGCCTTAATCAGCTTGTAAACAGTGGACCTATTGGTTCTGAATATAGTAATCCTGTAGTAGCTGGTCAAGATCAGAATGTAAGTGACAACTACAATACCTACGGAACTACAACTCCTAACATGTGGCAGAAGTTGGGACTTGTTCCGGGTATGACTTCAGAGAATTTCTTTAATAGAGAAACTCCTGCCCAACGTGATGAACGTATGGGTATGGTTAGCGATGGTATAGGGGCTGTAGGTAGGGCCATTGTTGGTGCTGCTATCCCTGCCCCTATTAGGCTAGGACTCGGTGCCTATGGTGCCTACAAGGGCTACCAAGCCGATCCTAATCATGACGTAGGTAGAGCAATAGCCACAGGCGTTCAAAGTATGCCGGGTTATGCTGGTGCTCTTGGTAACCTGTACAACGGTAACTATGGTGCTGCCTTAGCTGGTGGTTTAGCAAAGAATGGTATTACTGGTCCTGCTGCAGGCTTGGCTGGTATTGGTGCTGATTATGCTTCTGGAAAGAATGTAGCTCCATCTCTGGGAGGTCTTGCAGGTCAATTTGTAGGACGTTCAGTAGGTGGTCCCTTAGGAGGGATGTTTGGTAGATCACTTGGTCAACAGATGAGCCGCAGTAGCTCTATAAGGAAATAATATGGCAGACAATACAGATATCGTTCAACAGATTCTGGGACACCTTCAGTCGTTAAAACAAACAGATTATGGCACACTAGGTGCCCTTGGTGGAGCTGTTGGTGCATATACCAATGGTAACAAGGTAGGTGATGCCTACGGAGCCTCTGCTGCTGATGCAGCTAGTCAAGCAGAAACCTTGCGTACACAGATGGAGCAGATGCCTACATTGGCTGCAATGTATGGTGCTGATTCTCCCTATGCTAAACAGTTGCAACAAACCCTAGCTCGTAAGGATGCTGCTGCTGGACGTAATAGCCAGTATGGTCCACGTTCTGTTCAGCTTCAAGCTATGCTGGCAGACAAGGGTAGTCAGTATGCTCAACAGCAAGCCACAATGGCTCAGGCTTACAACACTGCTCGTTCTAATGCCAATACACAGCGGGTTAATGCTGTAACAGGACAAGCTCAGGTACAAGGTCAACAGCTAGGTAGTTTGTTCAATCTTGGAGAGAAGTCAGGACTACTTCCTGCACTCAATGAAGGTTTGTCTAACATGTCAAGACCTTATGTTCAACAAGCTAGTTCTGCTCTGCGGGATATGTTCCCCACTTGGAGTGGTACACCTACTAGTCAACCTATGAATCAATCACCCTACAGCGGTGGTGGTGATTATTCTGGTTACACTACTGGTAGTGGTTACTCTGCTCCAGAAGATGTATATCAAGGTGCTGTTAATCAGCCAATGGATCAGAGTCCTTACGCCAACTATGGTGGTAACTACCAAAGCTATACACCGGGTACTTCTGGAACAGAACAAGGACTAGATACTGCTCCTTACAATTCTGGTATTCCTGATAATTCTAATCCTTACTACGACTACTAATCATGATGGATTCCGCAAACCTCCCCTCACAAGCTGATTTGAATAGCCTGTATGGTGCATGGAATCCCATGTCCTACATGCAAGGTCAGCAGAATCAAGACCTAGCTGCTCAGTTCCGTGACCAAGCCTATCAGTCTAATCAGAATGAAGTTACTCAAGGTGCCTTGAAGAACGAGCAAGCTTCCTTGATGAATCCTTTGCTATTAACCCAACAGGGCTTGACTAACACTGGCCTTGACTTGGGTAACCAAAGTGCTGGTATTAAGAATGCTTCTGCTGGCATTGACTTGGGTACTAAGACAGCTCTTGCTCCACAAGACCTTGAGAACAAACGCCTTGGGCTACAGAACCAACTAGGTGATGAGCAGTACAATGCTCTGAGTAACCAAATCTCCATGAGCTATCTTAAAGCTCTACACAGTGGTAATGCTGATGAAGCTCTTAAGCTTAAACCAATGGTAGAGTTCTTGAGTGGTCCTATTGGTGAGAAACTTGCTGACCGTTCACAGAAACGTGACCTTGAAGAATTGCGTAGTCTCACACAATTAGGTGTTGCTAATATCACTGCAGAAGGTCGAATGAATTCTGCTGGACAGCGGACTGCTCCTAAAGCCAGCGACCCTTTCACAGCTTTTAACAAGCTAAATCCTGCCACTCGTGCTGGTGTTGTTAAGATGGGCCTTGAGTCTGGAATAAACCCTGTTACTCACGAGCCAATGACTGCAGATGATAAGCAAGCCTTCACTGCTTTGTATCAACAAGATGTGGCAGTTGTGGATCAACAAGCGGCTCTACGTGGACAGACTCAGGGAGCAACTGCTGCTGTTGGTCCTGATGGTAAAATTGCCATTGTCAACAAACAAGTACCTAGCGTTGCTGGTAACAAACAACCGTCCGTAGCCGATATGCGCGCTGCACTAAAAGGAAAATAACATGGCAGATTGGGTTGACTCTCTATCAGACGCAGAAGTTTCTGCTCTATATAAGTACAAGCAAGGTGGAGCAGACTCCCTTTCTGACGATGAAGTTAAGTTGATGTATCCTCACAAGGATAAGTTAACTGCTCCTGCAGCCAATTTTGCTGCCATCCCTGACTCTACACCTATGCAGGGCTCAGGCCCTGTAGCTGAACCTTCTTGGATGGAGAAGATCAATGCTGGTGTAGAGGCTGGTGTAAACACAGCCGCTGGATTGCTAGGTTCTGCTACTACTGGTCCCTTGGCTGCTGCTCGTACAGCCATTGGAACTGGTGTACGTGAAGGCCGTTTGGCTACACCTAAAGAGCTGGAAAGTTCTTTTAACGAAGGTGTGGGCATTTTCACCAATCCTCTGGAGTCTCGTACTACAGAACTAGGTAAAGAGTATACTGGTAAGGTTGGTAATGTTATGAATGAGTTGCTACCTATGGCACCTCTTCATGGTACTATGCCTTCTCTGAGCGTAGGACAAGGAGTTAATGCGCTCCGTTCTAAGTTCTCTAAAGGCGGTGAAACAGGTTCTGCTGCTAGTCGTATGGCTGCTGATTTAACGAAGCCCACAGAGGCTCCTGTGGCCCCTACAGAGCCTTTGGTGAACACTCGTCCTAGTGAACAACTGAGCCAAGAGGCTTACGCCCAAGCTCTACGTGAACAAGAGTTACAGAAGCAATCAGCCTTTAACCGTATTGGTGATGAAGGTGAAATCAATCCTGCATTGGAAGGTCTTGCTAAAGAATCTCCAATGGAGCGTATGACTCGTGACTTGGGTGCTGAACCGGGTAAGGTTGAAGTACCACAAGGTCCAATGGAAAGCTTCTACAATCGCTTGACCAAGGACGAAGGTTCTGGTAAGACTCAAGCAGCACAAGATATCATTGTGGAACGGTCTAAAGATCACAATGTTCGTGCTGACTATCTTGCTAAGGTTGCAGAAGAACAAAAGGCTGCTGACCTAGCTCGTGCTAGGAACATGGACTCTACTCCATCTCCTGACCACCAAGCACACGTTAAGCGTGTTGCTGAAGAAGATGCACATAGGGCACAGCTTGAGGAAACCCATGCTCATGCTCTAGAGGAACAAGCTAGCCTAGAAGCTGCTCAGAAGGCTGTAGAAGCCCGTCAGAAGACCATAGATGACGCTATGAGTGGTGTTAAGAGTCAGCATGAGGGTATACGTGCCCTGACCGCTGAAGGCGCTCCTAAGAACGATATGCTCAAGGCTGAAGCTGACCTACGCCGTCGTCAATCTGAAGCTCCTGCCAAGTCCCGTAAGCAATTGGCTATTGAAGCTAAGGCTGAACTAGCTGCAGAGAAAGCACGGATTGTCCATCAACGTGCTGAGAATGAGCATATGATTCAGGAGTTGCGTGACCAACATACTGAGTCTGAGATTCGCACTCGTCAAGCTCAAGCTGATGCTCAAGAAGCCATTGCTAAACGCAATCAATCTAACACTGCAGAAACGACAAAAGCCGCACAAGAGGCGGCTAAGTTGAGAGCAGAAGCTGATGCTCTTGCTAAGGATAAGGCTAAACGTGATACGGCTTTGGCTAACATTGCCAAACAACATGCCTTGCAAGAGATTAACCTACCTGCTGGCTCTAAGGAACGTGCTGCTGCTGTTAAGGCAGTTAACACTAAGTTCTCTGGTAAGACTGGTGGTTCCTCAAAAAAGTCTCAAGGCGGTAAACTCTTATTGAATTGGGGAACTAAGCAGAAAGCTGCTGCTTTTAGTAACATTCCCGGACTGAAAGATGTTCTCCGTGATATTGGCAACGCCATGATTAAGTCTCCGGCTGAGGCCGTAGCCTTAGCTGGTAAGTTTAATGACGTATCACAGAATGCTTTGCAGAAGGGTATTAACCTGCTGACTAAGGGTGGAACATACCTCAAGGGTAAGGTTGACAATCCTGTGGTTCACTTCACAGTAGATCGTTTCCTTACTGCTGACTCCAAAGCTAAAGCTGAGATTAGCCAGAAGTTGCACAATGAGTACCTCACTTCCCTACGCAACTTGAGTAAGGAAGAGTATCAGGATGCGTTCACTCTGCTGAATGCTGCTGACTTGACTCAGAAGGAAATCACCCCTGCCATGATGCAGCAGTATGGTCTATCAACCGCCCTCCAAGACTTCATCACTACCCACCAGAATGCTATGGCTGATGTTATGGGTAAGATCAATGCAGCTCGTGTATCCGTAGGTAAGAAGCCCATCTCATCCCGTGCAGCCTACTCTGCTATGAATATGTCTGGTGACTACCGCAAGGTAGCTTACAAGACTGTTAATGGTCAGAAGGTTGTGGTTGGTGTCATTGGTGCTGACCGTAAGGCTGGAAAGCTGGGATGGACTCTGGAGAAGATTGAAAAGGGTATGCTGGCTAAAGACCCTACTCTTGAGTTTGGTCCTTTGAAAGATACCACTGCTCGTACTGGCTCTACCAAGGGTACACCACACGAAGCATTTCAAGATGCACTAGATACCATTGGTCAGAACAACCCTAACGTGCAAGCCTTCCTTGATACCTTGCGAGAGGTGGCTAAGGATGATCCATCTAACTACATGGGTATGCAAACACACACCATGCAGAAGAAGGGTGTTTGGGGTATGGAAGGTCGTAAGCCTTGGATGACAGAGAAACAGAATGCTACTCAGTTCTTTGAGAACCAAACCAAGTATATGGAAGGTGCTTACAACTGGAGCCATCTTGCTGAAGCAGCAAAGGATGTTAATGAAGTCTTACGTGACGGTAGCGTAGCTGCCAAGCATGAGAATGCTATTAAAATGTCCGAAGCTTACATGCAGAACGCTCTAGGACTTAATCCTAGTCGTGTTGGTAGGGCTATTGACGAAGTGGTTAACTCCATTGGTAATGCTACTGGTATTGGTCCATCTAATATCCGTGGATTCTTGGGTGGTGCTAAAGCCTTTGCTAACACCTCTATGCTGTCCCTCAACCCTAGCTTCTTGGCTATCCAGTTGATTCAAGGTCCAGCAGCACTACCTGCCATGACAGCCTTGCTACGTGGCCGGGGACTAGCTCCTAAGTCTACAATGCTCACTGGTGGTTTGGATTACATTACATCTGCGGGTATCACCCTACTCAAAGATCAAAGTAAGCTTACCCCAGTTGAACGTGGTGCTTTGGATTATGCTAAAGACAACCATGTGTACGCTGCGGATATGGTAGAGCATAGCAACACTACTACCAAGGGTGCTATGTATTATACCAATTGGGCTACACAGCATCCTGCTGCTTTGATTGAACAGGCTACTCGTGCTCAAGTGTACATGTCGTTTGTTAAGATGATGGATGACTCTGGCCTTAAGCCTAAGGATGGTTTGTATGAACAGGCTCACCGCCTAACTGACCAAACCATGAACAACTATGGTGCTATGGAGAAGCCAGCAATTTATAATGCCTTGGGTCCAATTGGTTCTATGGCTTATAACTTGAAGAGTTTTGGTCACAACGAAATCTCACGCTGGTCTATGTTGGCAAGAGAGATTCCTGCTACTGGTAATGCAGTTCCTTTGCTCACGCAAATGGCTTCTACAATTGCCATAGCTGGTGTTATGGGACTACCGTTCTACACACAGTGGGAATCTATCTACGACACTATTACTAGCAAACTGGGTGAGCCTCGTAATCTATCCCTAGACGTTATGGAAGCCTCTGAGAAGCTTTCTAAAGCCTTAGGAGATGATGCAGGTAAGTTCAAGGATGTTATGTCTCACGGTGCTCCTACTATGCTTGGTATGGATGTATCTAAGCGTGTTGGTTTAGGTGATGTACTGCCTAACAAAGCGTCTGACGTAGCGTTTGCTGGTGGTAGCAAGCTAGGTGGTATGGTAACTTCTGCAGCTAGTGCAGCAATCCATCCCGATGAGCCTCACCTCAAGGCAGCAGCAATTAACTTTGCTCCTCCCATTGCACAAGGCTTTATGAAGGATGCTTGGTACACTGATGGCGATATGGCTTTGAGTATGGACCCAGCTAAAGCAACGAAAGCTACTGCTGAGTTGAATGCAACAGATCACTTGTTGAAGAAGTTAGGTATCACTGGTATTAACGAGTCTAAGCAGAAGGAACGTAACTTCCAACTAGGTAAGCTTGATAAGACCTACCAAGACAAGCGAGACACTGCTGTGGCAGGACTCACGTTTGCTTTGGCTCATGGTGGTGATCTTGATCCATACATGCAGAAGTATCTTGACAACCAAGGCGATCCCGATTCGTTGGTAGCTACTGTTAATGGAGCAATTGAGTCAATCAAGATTGATCCTAACAAGTTAGCCATCATCAAGGATGCTGCTAGCAAGAGTATCACTCGTGCTTTGTCTTTACAACGTAGAATGGAGCATCAATGAAAATGTCAGACAAGGGACTCAAACTCCTAACTTTACGGGAAGGCTCTCGTAAGAAAGCCTACCAAGATACTAAAGGTATCTGGACAATCGGTGTGGGCCATACTGGCCCAGAAGTGGTTAAGGGTTTGGTCTGGTCTGACCAGCAGATACTGGACCAGCTACGCAAGGATGTTGCCATTACAGAGAAATGTCTGGATGACAATGTTGTTGTGTTGCTGGGACAGGATCAAGTAGATGCCTTGTGTAGCTTCATCTTCAATGTTGGAGTTAATGCTTTTAGGCGTTCTACAATGCTCAAGTTCATTAACAAAGGTATGATGAAGGAAGCAGCTAATGAGTTTGACAGATGGCACATACCGCCAGAGATAACCTCAAGGCGTAATTCAGAGAAGTCCCAGTTTCAAGGGACGTAAAAAAGCCCCCAGTCCTGTTACGGATATGGGGGCTTTCTTTTGTCTGTCTATTTGTAAAGACAGAAGCGGAAGCACAAGATGTGAACCGCAATCATCCAATTAAAATCATCTTCTTCTTCACCAGCTACATGCTCAACACCAAAGGCGAGGCCGTTAATTAGTTCAAGTACTACGAACATACAGCATCAACTTCACGGTCATGCCACATAGCAGCATTAAAGATGGCCCATTCTTCTTCAGTCATTTTTAAAGTCCTCTTTATTTCCAATTAGTCTTGTGTAGTGCATTGTCTGATCTACAGAGATAGCACCACAACCACAAGTTACATACTGCCCTTCGTAGGCAGAGAAGATTCCATTACCACACTTGTTACAGTAGTAGGCTTTTGGAATAAACTCTGCCTTCTTAGCTGCTACTGGCACTACGCTCATTTTTATTGTCCTCTACCATCTTATAGACAGCTAACGCTTGGTCTTTCTTCTGGTCACATAAAAAAGGCCATAGCTTTTCTAGAATGATTTTAACATCGTCTTTCCGTTGGCATGTCCATTGATACAGCCCAGATCGTTGATCGTGGGCATATATTTTTCCGTGTCCAACAGCTTCTTGAAATCGTTCTAAAGGCTTGATGTTTTTTTGTGATACAGACATTCGTGGACCAATCCACTTATCTTTTTTAAGATAGGAAGTAGTTCCCTCTCCATCAAAGAATCCTGCACACCATGCTAGCTCTGTGTCAGACACCACAACTACCTCCCTTACCACTCAATTCGCATATGTCATTTTCCTCGTACACAACATCTTTGTGTTTAAGGGCCTCTTCATAATCACAAGCGGTCAGGGGCTGACCTCCTCTACTTGCATTTGGGTAACATGTAAATCCACGTAGTCGCGGAGCATACTTTGCAAGTGTAGCTGCAAATGCTCCAACTTCTTTTTCGTTATTTCTAGCTGTTCCCCATGATGGAAGGTTGATTGTGCTAGAGATGGACATGTCAACGTAATCTTGTATATCGGCTTGGAACTTGATTCGCTTTTCATAGTCTTCACTTAGGTCGAGGGCTGATTGGATTGATTCGGGTTTGACTCCGAACTTGTTGATAAGCAAATCGGCGGTTCCATCCACAACATATTGGAACTTCCATTTAGTACCTTCCGTGAGGAAACGTCTCTTATAAGCAACAGCGAAGAGAGGTTCAATTCCAGTAGTAGTGCCAGCAAGGATTCCGATACTGCCTGTCGGGGCAATTGCTCGATAAGCAACAGGGCGGCTGATAAAGAAGCGATCGCAGTGCTCGTCTGCACTTCGTTTGGATTCTGATTCATATACCTTTAACCATTCATGTAGTTCTGGAGTTACTTCGTATCCTTGTCCACGCTTGAGGAGCCATTCATGGATTCCCATAAGTCCAAGACCAAGTCGTCGATTTTTTTCACGAACTTTGTATACTTTGTCATAAGGGAGGTCAGCTCGTAATGTTCCACAGACGAGGAATTTACTAGCCAATGCAACCACATTTTTGAATTCGTCCAAAGAAGAAATATTTCCCAAATTAATAGAACCGAGATTGCAAACGTCAGAGTCATCTTCAGACGTAACCTCTGTACAAGCATTCCTAAGTGTTTCATTCTGTTTATCTCCAAAGTTAAAGCTAAAGCCCGGCTCTGCTGTCTCCATTGCCTGACGTACATTCTTAAGGAAGACAGGGTTGTTTTCCAATCCACCTACTAGAGCAGCATCATCGTAGTTGACAGAGATGTTCGTCATGTCCAGAGGACCGGGGAAGTTAAAGTCCTTGAGCTTCTGTTCCTTTACAACATCTGACCAATTCTTGATTCCAAGGAACTGATTAATATCTTCATGTCGCCAGTTAAGCGATGCATAAATTGCAGATCGTCGTGATCCGCCTTGCATAACATTTCGTCCAATTTCGTTGATTGCCGACATAAGCGGGATAGGTCCAGATGCAGTACCACCAGTGCGGCTAAGGGCTTTTCCGGACGCACGAAGTCGTGAGTAGTCAATTCCAATTCCGCCTCCAGTCATTAGACAGGACATTGCACGCCATGTTACGTTGCTCCATTCTTCTCGTGTGTCTTCTTCTGCCCTTAGTAGATAGCAGTTATTGTAAGCCTTGTATGGCCGTCCTGCGTAATAAAGGTAGCGTCCTCCGGGGAGAAACCGCATTGCCTTAATATGTTCTGTAAGTTCGCGTCGATCAGTATCGGACATAAGGATTGGGACGGTCCCTTGTCTACTACCGCAGACGTCCTCCACCAAGCGTTCTGAGAGTTTGGCCCATGTGTCGGCTGCTCCCTGTGCATATTTATATCTAAAGACTGTTTCGGCAAAGTGATTCCTAAACTCGTTTTTTCCATGACTAATCATTCTTATTATGTTCCATTCTATGACAATTTGCACAAAGTAAAATACACTTTGAAACTTCATTAAGAAAACGTTCTTTACTTACCAGCATATTTTCACCGATAGTAAACTCTTTTTCTTCTGGATTTATATGGTGAAAATCATAAACACAAGTATCAAATACACCTTGGCATTTACTGCATTTTCCACCTAGTAAATCAATAGCTTCTAAAAGACGATTTTTACGTTTGTTCCTATTTTTAGTGGAGACTAACTCCCTATTATTTTTACGATACTCTTTTTGATATTCTAGTAACTCTTCTTTTTTACTTTCATATCTAAGACGTGTCTGTTCGTTAGCTTTATCTTTATTTTTTAAATAGTACTCACGTCTATAAAGTTGTTTAGGAGTTAAGTCATTCACAATTTACCTATTTTTATTGGTTGTTTAACTATACCGGCTGCTAACTCAGCCTGTCTGCGCCTCTTGTCCTCGGCTACCATACAAGGCTCACACTTACCCTTCCGCATCCACGTCTTGTGAATAGCGCACCTCTGAGGAAGAGGGACTGGGATAAGTTTCGGTTTCTCGTTCGTATCGGTCAATTTCTTCCTCTGCTTCTATTTCTTGTACCTTACGGACAAGGTAGGTTTTCTTATAATGCTGCTCACTCACAGGCTGCCATGAGTCGTGTGTAGTTTTCTTCAATTTCGTCACCAAGTACTTCAAGTAGATCAGCTAGGTCATAGCCAATAATGTCAAGGAAATCAGTTACATCTAGTTTAGCAGCGATGAGTAGTTTTAGTTCATCGTTCACGTTTCTCAATCTCTCGGTTGATGTAGAAGATTGCTTTACGCATATCCTCAAGAGCATTGTTCTTCAAGTCAGCCCTCCAGATATACTTGAGAGCGTTGCCTAGATTGAATCCCATGTGCTCTGTAATCTGAATACACTCCACACCAGATGGATGTGAAGTATAGTGCTTAGGATGGTTAACCACGTCATGCATAACGTTTCCTTATGTAATCAAGGGACACTGACATCAAATCAAACTCTCCATCTTGTACGTCATGCAACATCAAGAATCCACGCCAGTGCTTGTTACCTTGACTAGACATGTAATCCTCGTTGTGTTCATAACAGGAACCAGCAATTACGGATGTGAGTCGAGTACCATCCGCCTTGTATGCCGTAGCAATCTGCAAGCCTTGTTGATGGCCTTGGATACAAGACATGTGCTTTTTGGTAAGACATGCTGAAGCAGTAGTGACAGGACGGCCCATAAGACCAGTGGTAAAGTAATGACTGTAAGCAACACCATCAATGACAATGACATCAAGGAAAGGAACCACCCTCCAGCCGTATGCTTCATATCCCAAAGCACCCACTGAAAGGACTCCTTCCAATTTTGGATCGTCATTGATTGCACGATTGATTCGATTCTCATGGTTACCCAATGTCAGGATTAGTTCAGGATGATATTGTTTCTCTTTGTTACGCTTGGCCTTGGCATTGAACTCCCATAGAGGGGTCATCAAGGCATCCATAGCGTCTTTGGAAGCCTCAATGTCCTTGATGTAACGTCTACCCTCAAAACTTTTCTTTCCTTGGTCATAGGAGCTTAGAGAGGGCATATCAGCCCAATCTCCGATACAAACCCACTTATCTGGCTTCTTTTCTACAAGGTACTTACCGATGTTTGTTAGGTACTGGAAGTCTGTCCCTTCCTTTGCCTGAACATCGGGTATCACCGCATGTTTCAATGTAAGTTCTCCTGTTCATCTTTGTCAGCTACAACTGCTTGGATTACTCCCCTAGACATAAGGGAAAGAAGCCCCATTTGTAAAACAATGTCTAGTTCAGCACCAGATATTTCACCAGCGAATTTAACAGTACCCTCTGGGGTTTCAATAGATTTACTTATTTGCATTTTTTTTTATCTTGTTTTTCTTGATTTGTTTTGAGCAAGTGACAGGGCTTGCAGATGGCTTGGAGGTTACTAGCCTCACAGAATAATCGATCTATGAAGATATCCCACGTCTGGAAGCCCTTTGTCGGATCAACCACAGGTTTAATGTGGTCCACTTCCATATCTTTCTGCGTGAACTCATTGCCACATAACTCACACCGGAAGTGTTGGGCAAGCCTACCTGTTTTCTGATTAGTCTTTTTCTCTGTCTTGCTTGCGTTGAGAGTATCATACTTGGGTTGCCATCGTCTAGCACCTGCCCTAAGAGTTGATGTAATGAAGCTGTTGAAGCGGCCTTCTGTCCAGTTACCGCCATTGAATATTTTCCGTTTAGCCCCCATGCATCTTGTTCTTCTTACGCTTGGCAGCAATGTCTGCTAGGCGTTGGGAGGCATTACGCTTCTGTTGTTGGTCACGAAGCCGTGAGGCTTCTTTATCTTGTTCAATATCTTTGTAGTACATTATTTAACTAATTTTTCTATTATTGTTTGGATACGTTCAAATTCTGCTGTGGCAGCTAGATGTTGTTCATAGAGAGATATAGGAATGGAAACTCGTTTATCGTACTCGGATTTGTATTTTGGATTATCCTTAAATAAACAGTAAATAGGATACCATTCATCTTCAGAATAAATAACTGTTATGAGGGGAACTTCCATATCTGCTCTGGTTCTCTCTGCATATAAAGACAAATTCCATTCATCAAGAGACGTTCATCATCGTTATAAAGATTACGAACATAATCAAAAATAGCAAGCTCATCGGTTGCTAAGGCTTGCATATCCGAATGAGTTGATTCGAGGAATCGTGGAATAGTTTGTC